ATGAGACGTAGAGCAATTCGTATATTTCCTGATGGGCAAAAAGTTGCTCTCTACTGGGCAGACAAGATTAACAAGTTCATAACTGTTCCTTTCGAAAGCATTGGTATTAGTGAAGAGACACAATTAGATGAAATTTCAGTGTCTACTGCACAGCGTGTATATGCTCAAAGATATGCACAACCTACTGATGATGAAGTTGAAAAAGAAGTTAGAGATTCTAAAGCACAAAGAACTCTCAGAAGAATAAAAAGCAAATACGGTAAAACAGCACAAGTTCGTGCTATTGCTATGGGCAAAAAAGCTGAAAAAGAGAGAGAAGCTGGAGAAGGAACTTTTTCTAGGATTAGTCAGGCTGCTGGTGGCGGCATAACAGGTGTTACTGCTGGTGCGGCTGGTATGTTAGGTGTTGGCATTAATAAACTTGCTCGTTCTGGTGCTAGAAAAGTATTATTCAAAAGAAAACTTGAAGAAAAAAGAAGTATGCAAGAAGGGTCAGCCGCTGATGCAGCCGATATTGGTGCAGAAATTTTAGTTCCTTATTATGGTGCAGCCAAAAAACTTAAGTCTGGTGATTATAAAGGTGCCGCTGTAGATGCAGCCATTGATACAGGTCTAATAGGACTTGGTGCATTAACAGGCGGTGCAGGTTATATAGCTGGTAAAGCGGCTAAGGCTGGTATTAAAGGTGCTAAACTTGCAACTAAAACGGCAAAGACTGGTGCAAAACCTGCTTCTGTTGTAGCAAAAAAAGAAACCGAAACTTCATTTCAAACAGCGATGAAGAGAACTGCCCGAAGTGCCGCTGAAAAAGCCGCAATGAGAAGGCAAAAAATAGATAAACTGTTGAATAAAAAAGGACCTTCAAGAAAAGGTAGAGGAAAAGCCGCAGCCGCTGGTGCAGCCGCTGGTGCAGGTGCAGGAGGAATAGCTTCTTTGATGGGTGGTGCTCCGAGCGCGGGTAGCAGTAGTTCACCTGCACCTAGAACAGATTTCAATAGACAGAAATATGATGTTGACAGAAACGTATCTGTAAATAATCCATATTCTGCATATAGAGAAAGAAAGTTTGCACAGAGCGCAGTTGCGCCTGTATCTGAAAACGCTCTTTTCCAAAAGTTGAAAACAATATCGGAAAGCAATGAGACATACACTCATATGTTTGAAGATGGTTCTGTATATGTTACCCCTACTCTAGCAAACAGATTGCTTGAGACATATTCGAAATTGAATATGAAAAATAAAGTTTCGATAAGGGAAATGATAAATAAAGATAAAAGTAGTTTCATTAAAGTTGCTAATTTCTCAGTAGGAAAATAAGGTAGAACGATGCCAAATATCATAAGAGAACATAAAATAATTGATAATCAAAAGAGAGCATTGATAAAGTATGTTTTCTTGTATGTTGATACCGCACAAGCTAACACTGTTTTGGTCGACGTATCAAATCTTGGATATGCTCTTAATGCAAATGGTAAGATTATGTCTTCCAATGTTCATCCTAAACCAACATATAGAACTAAAGTTAAGCGCATTTTCGGGACAGCAAAATCTTCAGGTTATGTAAAGCTACAGTGGCATGGCGATTCAAACTCAGAGATTGTAACATTTAACACAGGTTCATTCGATTATAATTTTGAAAGCATGGGTGATGTTGCAACAATAGGAAATCCTGAAGCTAACAGCACAGGTGACATTTTGTTAACAACATCTGGAGCCGCATCAGGCGATGTATTCACACTATTCGTTGATTTAAGAAAAGACAATCAAGACTATGACTCAGGGCAGTCAGCAGACCCTGTAGCATTCAATCAAGGACCAGCGTTATTCACATGAGCGATTTAATTAACAAACTTTTCAATAAGAATTATGATGATGCTAAATCTCTATTTGAAGAGAAAATGTCATCTATTGTGGAAAAGAAAAAAGTTGAAAACAAGAAAGTTATTGGCGCTAAACTTGAACAGTTAACAATGACTCGTAAAGCATTTGATGGAAATACGGGTGCAAGAGCAGAAAAGCTATATCGTGGTGTAATAGAAGAAAAAGGACCTGGTCTATGGGCAAACATTCGTGCTAAAAAAGCTAGAGGCGAACGTATGAGAAAACCTGGTGAAGAAGGTGCACCCACAGAAGAACAAATCAAAAAAGCAAGAAATGAAGAAGTAGAACTTGAAGAAAAGTATGGTAAAGGTTATGTATCGGCTGCTTCTAAGATTGAAAGAGCTATGAAGAAGAGAGGTGTTCAACCAAATTCGAGCGACAAGTATCGCAAAGAAATGGAACGACTCGATGCTCAGTATAAAGAGTTACAAGCAAAAGATAAGAAGATTGATGAAGATTCTAATGATAGATTGAAAGCACATTCAGATTTAACAGGTAAGTTTGGTGGTATAGAAATTAATTCACCGCTCATCGGAACAAAATATGGTTTTCCAACAAGATCGGGCGATCAAGGTTTTGCTAAGTTTAAAAAAGATTTAGACATTAAAGATACTACATCATCTACGCCGACTGTACCAAGTCAACCATCATTTAACAAAAACAAACCTGAAACTGGTGCAGATGTTAAAACAAGTTTTCTAGACAAGTTTAAAATAGCCAGACAAAAAGCTCTTGATAATGCAGGTGTAACATCTCAAACATATAAAGATTTAGGTACATCACTTAAAACTGCTGGCCAAAGTATGACGGATGTTGCCAGAGATTTAGTTCAAGGTAAACCATATAATGCGGCAGCAAGCGGATTTACCGGTTTATCTAAAACAATAAAAAGTGTATTGGGTAATAAAGATGCTGAAACCGCTTTTGATAAACTTCCATTAAATTTAGGAACTTTAGCTAAACACGCTTCCGGTGTTGGTGGTGGAATTAAAGATGTTAAAAAATTTGACACCGACCAACAGAACATAATTCTCAATGTTGGTGCAAATGCACGAGATAGGGCAGGTGGTAAATTAAAACCAGATAAGCAATATTTTCAAACTGGTTATCCAGATTATAAAGATATGGCTCCAGGAGATGTAGGTTATGGACAACAAAATGATTTATCTACAATGGCCAAAAATACTCAGAATAAAGGTTATCAAGTAAAGGCAACTCTTGGTGCTTTTGGAGTTAAACCTCTGCCAAGCGGTAAAGTTGAAGTTAAAGACATATATGATTTCAATGGAAAAACTAAAAAAGCTGGATTACAGAAAGATATTGATTCAGGTAAAGCTGGCGCTTATGCTACTATTAGAAATCAAGTTGGTGAAAAAGGTGATCTACAATATTCTAAAGATGACGAAAGACAGAAAACAAGTTTTGTTATACCTAAAGATGTAGTTGCAAAAAATCCTAATTGGCAAAATTATAACTTTTCTGCTTTACAGCCTGCTAGACCTATTACACCAACACCTAGCACAGCATATAAAGCAGTATCAGAACCTAAAGCTATGACACAAGCAACACCAAAAACTGTATCTGCACAACCTAAACCAAGATCAGAAATTGGCAAACAGTTTGATGCGGCATATGCTGATGCTAAGAAGCTATCAAAAACATCAGGTCAAAAAACATTCTCATTTAAAGGTAAAGATTATGCATTGAATGAAGATGTTGAGCTAGATGAAGCCCGTATAAATATAATTAAAGCTAGAATCCGTGGTGGTAAAGTTCAACGCCGTAAGAAAGTTTCAAACGTTCCTGGCATGACACTGAGAAGCGGCAGACTTATAAGAATGTCTCCAGCAGAGAGACGCCGTCGTAGATTAGGTCAAAAGCGCGGTAAGATTAAAAGAAGAATGAAACTAGGAAGAACACTCGTTAAGCGTCAGCGTTCACTTAGAAAAAGACAGTCATTAGGATTAAAGTAAGATGAAACTCATCACAGAAGAAATTACAGAAGTCAAATACCTTACAGAAGGTACAGGTGCAGATAAGAAATACTTCATCGAAGGTATCTTTATGCAAGCTGAAAAACAGAATCGCAACGGTCGTGTCTATCCTAAACAGGTAGTTGACCGTGAAGTTGCTAGATATAATACGAACTATATCAAGCAGAATAGAGCGTTCGGTGAACTTGGACATCCAGATTCACCAACTATCAATCTTGACCGTGTATCACACATGATTAAGAGTCTTTACCCAGATGGTAATAACTATGTCGGTAAAGCACAAATATTAGATACTCCAAATGGTAAAATTGTGAAAAGTCTTTTAGATGCAGGTGCAAATTTAGGAGTTTCTTGTAGAGGCGTAGGGTCTCTTAAGCCATATAACGGCTATCAACAAGTTCAAGATGACTACCATCTTGCTACAGCGGCAGACATTGTAGCAGATCCGTCAGCACCAGATGCTTTTGTCCGTGGTATTCACGAAGGTAAAGAATGGATTCTTGCCAACGGAAACTGGACGGCAATTGATTACGAGAGAGCAAAGAAACAACTAAATGAAGCTCATCGTAGAGATTACGAAGATGTTGCACTAAAAGTGTTTCAAAATTTTATCTCAAAATTATAATTTATATAAATATTTCAAGAAAAAGGAGTATTCTAATATGGGTAAGTCTCTAACCGAAACAGCAAAAGCGATTCTGATGAAAGAGTCTAACGACGCTACACCAGACCGCGATGCTACATCAACAACTGTGAATAAGGCAACACTTCGCCCTAATTCAAAAGCTGTTGAAGGGCAAATTGTAAATCCAGGTGCTATGTCAACACCAGGAAATCAAGCACAAGATTTAGGTCCAGCTTTAACTAAGATGGGCGATGTTCCTCCTTCAGCTAAAGCATCTGGCGCTACTAAGAAGGACGTTTCGCCTTCTTCTCAGTCACGTAAGGGTGCAACACCTGCTGAGACAGTAAAAAAGCAAGCAGAAGTTATGGAAGAAGATATGGAACAAGATGATTCAGCACTAGTTGCAGAAGCCGAAGAATTTGATGAAGAAATTGAAATCTCAGAAGAACTTGAAGCATTCATTGACCAAATGGTTGCTGAAGGTTATTCAGAAGATGAAATTGCACAAGCTATCGATGAAAACTTCGAAGTTATCGAAGAAGGTATTGAAGAAGATGCAATGGAAGGTTATGAAGTCGATATGTCAGAAGATGTTGAGGCACTTCTACAAGGCGAAGAACTTTCAGAAGAATTTAAAGAAAAAGCAAAGACAATCTTCGAAGCAGCCGTAAAAGCTAAAGTTGAACAAGAACTAGCGGCTATTGAAGAAGCCTATGCTGAAACACTTGAGGAAGAAGTTGCACAGATTCAAGAACAGCTTTCTTCAAATGTAGATGACTATCTTAACTATGTTGTTGAGCAGTGGGTTGCAGAAAATGAAGTTGCAATCGAAGCTGGTCTCCGCACAGAATTAACAGAAGAGTTCATCTCTGGCCTTCGCACACTAGTCGCAGAACACTATATCGACATTCCTGAAGATAAAGTTTCTGTAATCGAAGAACTTGGAGATAAAGTTTCTGAGCTTGAAAATAAACTTAACGAAGAAATTGAGCGTAACGTTACACTCAATAAGATGCTATCCGAAAGTCGCAGAGTTGAAGTATTCAACAATTCTGTGGACGGTCTAACAGCAACACAAGCTGAAAAGCTAAGGTCGCTTGCTGAAGGTGTTGAGTATTCAAGTGATGAAGAATTTGCTACCAAAGTTAAGACATTGCGCGAAAATTATTTCCCAACAACAGCAGTCAAGAAGGACAATGTTCTTGATAAAGCTGAGTCATCTATGGATGGCAAGGGAATGATTTCTGAAAATCTGCAAGGTCCAATGGCAGCTTATGTAAGAACACTAGGTAAATCTCTTCCTAAGTAAAAGAAATATATAAATAGTAATACATTCTTTAAAGGAGAATAAAAAAAATGTATTTATCAGAACAGTTAGAAAACAAGTGGTCACCAGTTCTCGACCACGACGGTCTTAACAAGATTAAAGATCCATATCGCCGTGCTGTCACAGCGATGGTTCTTGAGAACCAAGAAAAGGCGATGGCAGAAGAAAGCCGTCAGCTTAACGAATCTGCACCGACAAATAACTACGGTGGCGGTAACATTGCGTCATACGACCCAATTCTTATCTCTCTCGTTCGTCGTGCGCTTCCTAATCTGATTGCTTATGATATCTGCGGCGTTCAGCCAATGACAGGTCCAACAGGACTTATCTTCGCAATGCGTTCTAAGTATAGCTCACAGGGCGGTACAGAAGCTCTGTTCAATGAAGCTAATACAGGCTTCGCATCAACAAACGCAGCCGGTGCTAACGGTAACGTTTCTGGTTCATTGACAAATACAAACCCTGTATTCGCTCTTTCTGATGCAACAACATACGGTGTTGGCGCAGGTATGACAACTGCTCGTGCAGAAGCTCTTGGCGACGATTCAGGTAATGCTTTCGCTGAAATGGCTTTCTCAATTGAGAAAGTAACTGTTACAGCACGTTCACGCGCTCTGAAAGCAGAATACACAATGGAACTTGCACAGGATCTTAAGGCTGTTCACGGTCTTGATGCTGAGACAGAACTTGCAAATATTCTGTCAACAGAAATCCTTGCAGAAATCAATCGTGAAGTTGTTCGCTCAATCTATCGCACAGCTACAGCTGGCGCACAGTATGGTGTTACAACAGCTGGTACATTTGACCTTGACACAGACTCAAACGGTCGTTGGTCAGTTGAAAAGTTCAAGGGTCTAGTATTCCAGATTGAACGTGAAGCTAATGCTATCGCTCGTGCTACACGTCGCGGTAAGGGTAACGTTCTGATTGTTTCATCAGACGTTGCATCTGCTCTCGCAATGGCTGGCGTTCTTGACTATACACCAGCACTTCAAGCTAACCTCAATGTTGATGATACTGGCAACACATTTGCTGGTACACTTCATGGTCGTGTAAAAGTTTACATCGATCCATACTTCGGTGGTTCAGCTAATGGTGACGAACTTGTAACTGTTGGTTATAAGGGTACATCACCATACGATGCAGGTATCTTCTACTGCCCATACGTTCCACTACAGATGGTTCGTGCAATCGGTCAAGATACATTCCAGCCAAAGATTGGCTTTAAGACACGTTACGGCATGGTTGCAAATCCATTCGCAACTACAGCAGGTGACGGTGTTGTTGGTAATCGTGATAATGCCGCACAGCGCAATATCTACTACCGTATCTTCCGCGTTCGCAATCTTATGTGATAATAAGAATAAGAAACTGATACAGAACTGGGCGGGGGAAACCTCGCCCTTTTTGTTTATATAAATATAATGCAAGGAGATACTAATGGCTATTAATACAGATTTGATACAGATTCCGGACAATACAAGTTTTCTTCAGACAACGAAGTTCAGCTTTGTCATACCGAATCTTCCATTTGCCAAATACTTTTGTCAGACGGTAACATTGCCTAGCATCTCAACATCAGAAGCACTTGTCTCTACGCCTTTCTCAGACACATATAGACACGGTGATAAACTTGTATTCGACCCCTTTACAATAACATTCTTAGTCGATGAGGACTTGAGAGTGTGGGAAGAAACATATATCTGGCTCTGCACATTGACAAATCCAAGACAGTTCAAAGAGTTCGCACCACGTTTCAAAGAAAAGTATTATGATGGTATATTGACAATCAATAACAATGCAAACATTCCTAATCTTCGTATAAAGTTCCGCAATTGTCATCCCACATCATTAGGAACTATTCAATTCGCAACAACAGATAATGCAGACATCACACCTGTTTGCGACCTAACTATTCGATATGACATCTTTGAAATTGAAAGATTGTGATTGACTTTTTCATAACTTTCTGCTATCATCTAATACATTTAAACTGATTCGGAGTTTGTTATGAAACCGCCAGTAAATATTGACGCTCTTATGGAAGAGTGGTCAAAAGATGCACCTATTGATGAAACTGAACCTAGTCGTGAACTTGCTAAAATTCCAAATCTACATTCAAAATATCTACGTATAATGACACACCACAATCTTGTCGTTAAAAAACTTATGTATGAATATCATAAGATGCGTAAGATTAAGTGGGAATACTACAATGGTGATTTGAACAATCCAGAAGATTTAGAACACTATGGACTTGACCCAAATCCAAAGAAGATACTTCGCGCAGATATACCTACATATCTAGACTCAGACAAAGAACTTAATGATATCCTTCTCAAGAAAGTCATACACGAAGAAATCGTTGAGTTCTGTAAGACTGTCCTAAAAGAGATAAATAATCGCACATGGCAGTTAAGAACTATAGCAGATTGGGAAAGATTTGTAGGTGGGAATTGATTTAGAACTTAAAAACATAAATGAAGTATATGTGAAGATTGATTGTGATGAGGGAATAGCACATGAACTCCGCGACAACTTCACATTTATGGTACCAGGCTATCAATTTACTCCTGCATATAAAGCAAGAATGTGGGATGGTAAAATAAGACTGTTTGATATTCGCTCAAAACAAATCTATCGTGGACTTATACCTCAGATAGAAGAGTTTTGTCACTCGCGCAAATACAAGTTTTCTTATGAAAACTACACGAACGAGTATTCAATCTCAGAAGCAAACGACTTCATTAAAGAACTGGATGTCAAATATGATCCACGAGATTATCAAGTTACAGCATTCACACAAGCCGTTAGAAAAAAACGAGCATTACTCTTATCACCAACAGCCAGTGGAAAATCTCTTATTATTTATCTTCTGGTTCGTTATTTTCTTGATAGTGGTTGTGTCAGAGGTCTCATTATTGTTCCTACAGTAAATCTTGTTCAACAGTTAACTTCCGACTTCAAAGACTATTCTGAAAAGAACGGATTTGATGTTGATGGTGTTGTGCATAACATCTATGCTGGTAAAGATAAATCTTCTGATAAGCAAATCATAATATCTACATGGCAATCAATCTACGAACAAGATAAAAGTTTCTTCAAAGACTTTGACTTCGTTATTGGTGATGAAGCGCATCTATTCAAAGCAAAATCTCTCATGACAATTATGGAGTCACTTGTCAATGCAAAGTATCGTATTGGTTTGACAGGTACACTTGACGGCACAAAGACACATAAGTTGGTACTAGAAGGTCTTTTTGGTCCTGTTTACAAAGTTACATCAACAAAAGAATTGATGGATGCAGGGCATGTTTCTGATTTCAGCATCAAGTGTTTACTATTGCGTCATGCTGAAAGCGTATGTCAAGCGGCTAAAAAGTTTAAGTATGCTGACGAAATTGAATACCTTGTTTTGAATGAAACAAGAAACAAATTCATTCGTAACTTAGCTTTATCATTGAAAGGTAATACACTTATTCTTTATCAATATGTTGATAAGCACGGAAAGATACTTCACGACCTTATTTCTAAACAAGTCGATAATCGTAAAGTATTTTTTATATATGGCGGAACAGATGCGGATATTAGAGAAGATGTTCGTAAAATTGTGGAGACAGAAAAAGATGCAATCATCATTGCCTCGTATGGTACGTTTTCAACTGGTGTTAACATTAGGAATCTACATAATGTTATCTTTGCTTCTCCTTCTAAGTCTCGTGTGAGAAATCTACAATCTATCGGTCGCTCACTTCGTAAAGGTGATAACAAAGAAAGTGCAACACTATATGACATAGCAGATGATATGAGATATAAAGGGCATGAAAATTTCACGCTTAAACACTTCGCTGAAAGACTAAGAATCTATGGTGAAGAGAAGTTCAAATTTAAAATTTACAAGATAGAGTTGAAATCATGAAAGAAGAGAACGAAGGTACCGTAAAATTTCTTAGACTAAATACAGGTGAAGATATTATCGCATATACTCTTCACGTTAAGAAAGATGATTTTGAAGATGAGCATTATCTTGTAGATATGCCTTTAAAGATTGTCTATTCGACAAACGAAGATAGGAATATGCTTCTTTCGATATCTCTTATGCAATGGGTATTTACAAAAATATCGGATAACGAAGAGTTTAAACTTTCAGCTAAAGATGTTCTATTGTGTTCAAATGCATCATCTCACATGACCGACTTCTATTACGAAACCATTCATGAAATAGAACTGATGAAAGAAAAAGTTGATGAGATGAAAAAGAAGTTTCCATCAAATGAAGTTGATGAATCCATGGACTATATGGATGAGAATGAAGGTCTTGAGATGTTACAAGATTTGTTGGAAATGACTAAGAACAAAAAGATTCTGCACTAAGGAGATTACAATGGCTAAGAATCAAACAGTTGTAGAGATTGATGAAGATGATTTTGATTTCGGTTTCACAGCAGTTGGTGAAGATGAAATTGTCAATACCGAACTAGTGTCGGAATCAGAAGATTTAAAGAAAAGACTTCATTCTGTGGAAAAGATGATTCTGCCTCTTCTTCAAAATCTAATGAAGAACCCAGAGAAAGAGATGATTAAATGGCCTAATCGTAAAGAGATTATAGAAAAACAGATTACTAAGTTATTATCATTAACAAGAACTAATTAATCATTCACGGCGGTACATACCGTTTATACTACATTGTCAACCCTTTGTCAAGAGAAAAATTGCATGAACAATAAAAATGTTACACCCAAGAAAAGTAGACCACACTATGTTGATAACAAGAAGTTCTATGAGGAAATTGTAAAGTATAAAGAAGCTGTGGCTAAAGCAAGGGAAGAAGGGCAACAAGAACCAAGACTATCAAACTATATTGGTGAATGTATTTACAAGATTGCGGAAAAACTTTCATATAAGCCCTGCTTTATGAACTACTCTTTCCGAGAAGAAATGGTTGACGATGGCATAGAAAACTGTATAATGTATTTTAAAGATTTTGATCCGAACAAAACGCAGAATCCATTTGCTTATTTCACTCAGGTGATATATTATGCTTTCTTGAGACGCATCGCTAAGGAAGAAAGAAACAGGTATACAACATATAAGTATTTCCAAGAAACAATGATTAACCCTGGACTTGCTGAGATATCGATTGATGATTCAGGTTCAAGTTCAGGAAGTGATTATGATAACTTTATTCCTAAGAAGATGTATGATAATATAAATGACTTTATGGAAAAGTTTGAACGTAAAGAAGCTGAGAAGAAACAGAAGCGAAAAGAACTAAAAGGTTTACAGAAATTTTATGAGGATGAAGCAAATGAAGGAGAATCTAAATCTGCCATTGCAGGTTGAACACCTGATTAAGAATATGCTTGATAAGACTCAAGGAGAACATGTTCGAAACAATTACAGACAAACACTAGATGGCATCTCTGTCGCTATTCAGAAAGCTATTCGGCAATATGATACTACATATGATGCACAGTATAATTTGAAACGCAAAGGTAGATAATGAAGATTGCCCTTATAACCGATACGCACTGGGGAGTCAGAAATGACTCTCCGGTTTTTCATGACCATTTCAAGAAATCATTAGAACAGTTTTGGAAATCAGTTGAAGAACAGAATGTAAGAGCAATCATTCATCTCGGTGATTTGTTTGACCGTCGTAAGTATGTGAACTTCAACACGGCAAAACGTTGTCGTGAGGATTTTCTTGAAGTCATCGAAGCTAAAAAGATTCCTACTTGTATCATTGCAGGTAATCATGATGAGTTTTATAAGAACACACATGAAGTGAATGCACTTGATGAACTTGTGACAAACAAATACAAATACATCAAAACATTCACAAAGCCTGAACTTGTTGATATTGATGGAACATTAATACAACTTCTACCATGGATTACGGAGACTAATCATGAAGATTCAATGGATGCAATCAAAAACACAAGAGCAGACATTCTCATGGGGCATTTGGAACTCAATGGTTTCGAAATGTTTAGAGGAACCGTTTCAGACCATGGTATGGATGCTACGCTCTTCGATAGGTTTGATTTTGTTTTCTCTGGTCACTATCATCACAAGTCTAGTAATGGTAACATCCACTACCTTGGCGCTTTTGCTGAATATACTTGGTCTGATTATAATGATCCCCGTGGCTTTCATATATTTGATACTGCAACTCGTCGATTGGATTTTATTCGGAATGAAAACAAAATCTTCCAAATAATTCACTATGATGATGTTAAAGATAAAGACATTTTAAACACAATCAAAGAAATGGATTTATCAAAATATGAGAATACATACACACGCATTGTAGTTGCTAACAAAACTAATCCTTATGCGTTTGATATGCTATTTGATAAGCTATATAAAGTATCGCCTCTTGATATTTCTATCGTAGAAGATATTTCAGCTTTTGTTGAGAATGACCCTGAGTCGGAAGTAGACCAAGCGGAAGATACTCCTACAATCTTAGACAAATACATTTCAGGCTTGACATTGAACGTAGATAGTGATAAGATGAAAAAATATATGCGAAGTGTTTATTCGGAAGCATTGCAGTTGGAGACTATCGATTGAAAATCATTCATATTAACCGTAACATCATTCAGCAAAACGCAAAGCACAACAGACAAGAACCTGTTGTGCGTTTTGAGGAAAATGGCAAAGTTACATATTGCATGGAAGTCGATATTAAGGGTCCGTCTCGTATGGTATATCGTCCAGATAAACCACGCCCATGTGGTGCTAAACTCTGGATTGAAACAGATGCAGATGTTGAATTGATTGGTGTGAAAGATTAATGATTAATTTTAAAGTGGTACGTTGGAAGAACTTTCTTTCGACAGGAAACATATTTACGGAAGTCCAGCTTAACAAAACAGCTAACACTCTTATTGTAGGCGAGAATGGTGCGGGTAAATCCACTATTCTTGATGCGATTACGTTTGCTCTTTTTGGTAAAGCATTTCGTAAAATCAACAAGCCTGCGCTTGTCAATTCAGTTAACGAAAAGAACTGTCTCGTTGAAATAGAGTTCGAGACTAATGGTAAATCATATAAGATTGTTCGAGGTATCAAACCGAATGTGTTTGAAATCTATATGAACGACACAATGATTAATCAAGACTCAGCGTCTAAAGACTATCAAGAATATCTTGAGTCAACAATCATCAAGATGAACTATAAGTCTTTCACTCAGATTGTCATTCTCGGTTCAGCATCGTTTACACCGTTTATGCAGTTATCAACAAATGACCGCAGAACTGTCATCGAAGATTTGCTCGACATTCAAATATTTTCGACAATGAATGTTATCGTAAAGCAGAAGTTGCAATCCAATAAAGAACAGCTTGAACGCAATCGTATCGAGATTACAGCTAAGGAAGATAACAAAGTCTATATCGAAAAGACTTTGGCTAGTCTGAAAACAAACAATGATGAAAAGTTACGTGAACTTGAGCAACAGAAAGAATACTACAACGAAGAGAAAAAGAAACTTCTTACTCGTGTAGAGACTATTGCCAAAGAACGCGATGAACTTATAACAAAGATTGCTGATTTATCGGAACTACGTAAGCAACATACAGACTTTGTTAAGTTGCAAGCTAAACGTGATTCTGATATGAAAAGGTGTGATAAAGAAAAAGATTTCTATAATCATTCAGATAACTGTCCAACTTGTAAGCAGAAGATTGATGAGTCTTTCAAAACTCAGCGTATCAAAGATTTGAGTATTGAGATTGATGCCACACTCAAACATTTGGCTCTTGATGATGTAACTATATCGACACTTGTCGATTCCATATCAAACATGGAAAACTTAGCAAAAAAGATTGATAGCATCACATCTGAAATCAAGACAAGCAAGAATACCATGATGCATTTTGTTTCTATGATTAATGAAACGGAAGATGCTATTGATAAACTATTGCACTCCGATAAACTTATCAATGATAGCAAAGAAGAATTGGTCAATGTCACACAAGACTTGATAACATTGAATTACAGAAAAGAAGAATTGCTGAACGAACGTCAGTATATTGAAACAGCTTTGGTTCTTCTCAAAGATGGTGGTATCAAGACTAAGATTATCAAGCAATATCTTCCAATCATCAATAAACTCATAAACAAGTATCTGTCTCAGATGGGTTTCTTTGTTAACTTCAATATCAATGAACAGTTTGAAGAAACAATCAAGAGTCGTTACCGTGATGAGTTTTCTTATCAGAACTTCTCAGAGGGTGAGAAGATGCGTATTGACTTAGCTTTGTTGTTTACATGGCGAGCAATTGCAAAGATGCGTAACTCTGTCAATACCAATCTGCTTCTTCTAGATGAAGTGTTTGATGGTTCACTTGATATGAATGGAACAGATGAGTTTCTCAAGATTATGTGGAGTATGTTGTCTGATACAAATACGTTCGTCATCTCACATAAGACTGACCAGTTAACGGACAGATTCCAAAGAACTCTACGATTTGAGAAGCACAAAAACTTTAGTCGTATTGTTACTTGACATTTGAAATTATCCTATATATAATATAGCATTTTGTTATTGGAGATAAGCATGTCTAAAGAAGTAAAAGAATCCTCTGAATATGATAACTTCCTGAATAGAAAAGAAGAAGTTGATAAACCGAACGACTTGTCGGGTTTGTTGGGTATCGAAGGCGATGATGCTAATGATAAAGAAAAACTTTGGGTCGGTATGCCAGAGTTTGTTCAGAAAGATAATCCTACATACAAAACAATCTATCTTCATTTTCGAAACAAAGAAGATTTCGACGAGTTCCGTAATAAGTATAAGGTTGTTATGGATGATGAGCAAACTATCTCTGACAAGACTAAGAGCATGTGGTACCCTCATCTTGCTAAAGACGAGAACAGTTTGAAGCGTTGGTTCGAAGAAGAATGATTGAAAAGATATTTATTCCTACAGTTCATAGAGTCGATAATCAAATTACATACAACAATCTTCCTGATTCACTCAAGAAGAAAGTTGTTATGGTTGTTCAAGCATGGGAACAATCTCAGTATCAATATGACTGTGAATATCTTGTGTTGCCTGATACAGCCGAATATCATTTCAGTGATTACTATTGCTTGCCAAAAACACGCCGTTTCATATACGAAGCTGGCAAGAACATGAAGTATTGTATCTTTGATGATGATATACAATTCGGCAGAAGAAACATGAAGTATTTTGGTGCACCATCTAATATGGAAACGTCGAAGCGTTTTTGTAATGATGATGATATCAATGAGATGTTCAGTCTTTTTGATGAATGGTTAGATATTCCTAATGTTACAGTGTGTGGTTGTTCTCAAGTCGAGAATCCGCCCTCTGGTGGACTTGAACAAGTTTCATTTGATAAAGTTGCAAGTTTCCGTAGTAATGCATCTATGACTTCTGCATATTGGATAAATGGAAACAACTTCAAGAATATTCTTGACGATTTAGATTTGACTTCTGTCAGAGTTGGTGAAGATGTTTGTTTTCTACTCAGTCTCTTGACAAGAGGATATAGTAATAGAGTATCGAATGAGTTTGTGACATTCAATCATAGCAATAACAAAAAGATGAAATCTACAGTTTGGGACCAACAAACATATGAACAGACTTTAAAAGACCATAAACATCTTGAAAAATTATTTCCTGGCATATATACTATTCTTTATGATAAAGATGGAAATAGAATGAAAGGTGGCTATCGTGACTTTGGTAAAAGCAAGATAGAGTGGAGCAAAGCATATAAAACGTCAAAGAAGAGTGATACAAGTTTAGAAGGTTTTTTCAATGACTAATCCTACACATCCAGTTTATATTATTTCAAAGGGTCGTTATGATTCCATGTTGACTTCTCGTTCTCTTGCAAGAATGAAAGTTCCACATTATATTGCTATCGAACCACAAGAAGAACAAGAGTATGAAAAAGCATTAGATACTTTTGATATTCGAAAGTATGTCACACTTCTAATTGCACCATTCTCAAATCATGGTGATGGTCCTGGTCGTGCAAGAAACTGGTGTTGGGACCATGCAATATCAATCGGTGCAGAAAAGCACTGGGTATGTGATGACAACATTCAAGACTTCTATCGTCTCCATAAAAATCAACGCATTCGTGTAGAGTCTGGTGTCATATTCAAAATGGCAGAAGATTTTGTTGATAGATTTGAAAATGTTCCAATATCTGGATTTCAATATCGTTTCTTCATTGCACCGAATCAAAGCTATCCGCCATTCACAGTCAATACTCGAATCTATTCAACGCTTCTAATCTCTAATGATTGTAAGCATCGCTGGCGTGGAAGATACAATGAAGATACTGATATCTGTCTCCGTGTTTTGAAAGATGGTGATTGCACAATTCAGTTCAATGCATTTCTTCAAGGCAAAGCAGCTACACAAACTGTTAAGGGTGGTAACACAGCAGAGTTCTATCACGCAGAAGGTGTTCTTGATAAGGAACAGTGGAGAGACGGTATGTTGAATCCTACTGGTACAATCAATAAGTCTCAGATGCTTGTTGATATGCATCCTGACGTAGCGAAAACTGTTTGGCGATATGGGCGTTGGCATCATTATGTCGATTATCTTCCTTTCCAGAAATCAGAACATAAACTGAATCCTGAACAGTTGAAAATCCGCAGAAACATTGGACTGGGTCCAGATGACAATGTGTTGAGATTGAAGCCCGATGTGGACCTATCAAAATTCCCTAAGGTCAACAATTATGGACTGGTTCTTAAGAAACTTGAGAAAGTATAAGACTAAATTCTTATGAGTTATGCGGTAATTGCATAGCAGGTATACCATATTAGCTGTTGTATTCAATGAAAAATCCATGTAGGATATACCTATAATTGATGGGGTTACCTATGGAAAATATTCAACAATCTAAGTCTCAATTAGCCAAGTTGTTGGCTGTTGAAAATATTACTGTCCAGCATCAAGCTGGTGCTAAGACAGCCTGGTTCGATGTTAAGAACCGTGTTCTCTGTTTGCCTGTCTGGCGTGAAATGTCTAACGACCTCTATGACATGCTTGTGGTGCATGAAGTTGGGCACGCCCTTGATACGCCAGCAGATGGTTGGCTTGATGCCATTAAAGATATCGCAAAGCGCACCAATGGTAGTGAAGCCAAAATCAAAGGCTTCCTTAATGTGATTGAAGATGCTCGCATTGACAAACGCCAGAAGCGTCGTTTTCCTGGTGCAAAGCGTAACTACATTGCAGGTTACAAAGACCTGATTGAACGTGATTTCTTTGGCACGGCTCACCGCGATGTGAATGCCATGGCTTTCATTGACCGCTTGAATATCTATTTCAAGGGCGGTGCAATGCTTGGCATCAAGTTTTCAGCCGAAGAATTGCCGATGCTCAAGGCTGTTGAGAATGCAGAGACTTTTGCCGAAGTTATTGAATTGACCGAACAAATCTACGGTTGGTCAAAAGCTAAAAAGCAAGAAGAGCAAGAAATTGGGGACATGCACAATATGTCCGATGAAGGTGACGGCGACGAAACTGAAAATGTTTCGAAGGCTTCGAAGTCACAAGATGATACTGATGATGAAGCCGAAATGTCGGAATCTGAGGCTGATGAAAGTGAAGCCGATGATACTGATGGTTCTGGTGAAGGCGATGCACAAAACGATGATGACGCAGATGGTGCTGGTGATGGCGCCGACATGCAAGATGATGATGGTGATAATGTTGGTGATGATACCGATGATGAACCAGAATCCTTGACTGAAAAAGCGTGGGACAAAAAACAAGAAGAATTGGTTCAAGACAACGATACCGATTATATCTATCTTTCTGTTCCGACTTTCGACAAGTCAAAGTTTGTTGATGATTACAAAAAAGTTCTGGCTGAACAGAAATATTTCATACATGATGACCGCATGAAATATTACAATGATTTCGTGTCTTTCAAATCTTCTGAAAACAACACCATCTCATACATGGTGAAAGAATTTGAAATGCGTAAATCGGCTGATGAGTACCAGCGTACCTCTGTGGCTAAGACTGGTGTGATTGATACCAACAAGCTCCATTCATACAAGTTCAATGATGATATCTTCCGTCGCATGGCAACAGTTGCGGCTGGTAAAAATCATGGCTTCGTTATGTTCCTTGACTGGTCTGGTTCAATGCATGCCAATCTCAAGAACACAATCAAGCAGGTTCTATCGCTCGTTTGGTTCTGCAAGCGAATCCAAGTGCCGTTTGAAGTGTATGCATTCCGCACCGCTCAAGACCGTGAGTATAATGAACTTGAACATGCGGCTAGCAAAAATGCTGGCGAGTTGTATGTTCAACCTTTCAAACTTCGTAACTTCTTGTCCTCGCGTATGAAGTTGCAAGAATTGAATGATGCAATGCTTAATCTCTGGATGGCAGGCAATCACCGTGTTGCTGGTTGTGACTATCTAAATTCTACTCCGCTCAATCAGGCTATCATGGTTGCACCTGATGTTATCAATGAGTTTAAGGCTCGCAACAAATTGCAGGTTGTCAATACCATCTTCTTGACAGACGGCGAGTCAGACCCTGTTTCTGGTTATGCTAAGCCTGATGGTATTCATAATGATACCAAAAATAAAAAGTTTATCCTTCAAGATAAAAAGACAAAGAAGAATTATGAATTGGCTTTAGAATACAAACATGCCACATACTTCGGCAATGTTCACCGTAAAAAGTTTACAGTCACTTTGCTCAAGATGTTGAAAGAACAAACTGGTTGCAACCTTATCGGTTTCTACATTCATGGTTCGAACTTTCGTGCCGCATACAATGAGTTTTTCGGTTACTCTACAACCGAACAACATAAAGATGAAGCGTCCAAAATGTGGCGTGAAGATGGTTTCATTTCTGTCACAAGCGAAGGGTATGATGAATACTATATTCTGAATACCAAAAACTTGAACATCGTAACCGAAAAGTTACAAATCGATAACACGATGACCAAGGGTAAACTTGCTAAGGAATTTATGAAGTTTTCCACAAACAAGTCGGTAAATCGTGTGCTCCTTCAACGGTTTGTCAAGAAAATTGCCGCTTGACAAACCAATCATTCCGTGGTATACTTCTTATATAAAGTGAGAAAGGAAATCGTTATGAAGTCCGTTGATAAGACCCCGTTCCTCAATGCCATTGCTACCGAACTTGGTGACGTTACGACAGTGACTCGCAAGCAAGTTTTCGATATCATGGCAAAGTATGGTCTTAAAGATCCGTTGTGGTTGACCAAGAACGATTCGGTTCGTATTGGTCGAGGTCTCTACTCCCTTGAAAATCTTCCTACCGTGAAAGCAGAAAAAGTAATGCCTGTTGTGAAGCGTGTTGTCGCGCCTGTTGAGTCTCGTGTTGATATGTCTGTCGGCGTGATTGGCGCTTCTGATAATATCAACCTTGTGCCGAACAAAGCGACTGGTTATGTCCCGTTCGGTCACTTTGCCGATATTCGTTCCATCGTCAAGTCGAATCGTTTTTATCCGACTTATGTAACTGGTCTTTCTGGTAACGGCAAGACCATGATGATTGAACAGATTTGCGCTCAAGAAAAGCGTGAACTTGTCCGCGCTAACATTACCCGTGAGACTGATGAAGATGATTTGATTGGCGGTTTCCGTTTGATTGACGGCAAGACTGTTTGGCAGAATGGTCCTGTTGTGATTGCAATGGAACGTGGCGCAATTCTTCTTCTTGATGAAGTCGACCTTGGTGATGCTAAGTTGATGTGCTTACAGCCTGTCCTTGAAGGCAAGCCTATCTATCTCAAGAAGATTAACAAGGTTGTTACGCCAGCCGCTGGCTTCAATGTGATGGCTACTGCAAATACTAAGGGTAAAGGTTCTGATGATGGTCGCTTCATTGGCACCAACGTGATGAACGAAGCCTTTCTTGAGCGTTTCTCAATCACGTTTGAACAAGAATATCCTTCTGCAAAAACCGAAGCTAAGATTGTGGCCAATGTTCTTGCTGAAAATGGCATCAATGATAATGACTTTGTTGAAAAGCTGGTTACGTGGGCAGAAGTTATCCGCAAGTCCTTCTATGAAGGTGCTGTGAGTGACATTATTTCCACTCGCCGTCTTGTTCACATTGCAGAAGCGTTCGGTATCTTCGGGCAAAATCGTGAGAAAGCAATTCGTCTTTGCTTGAACCGCTTCGATGTTGATACCAAGAACTCCTTCATGGACCTCTACATGAAGTTGGACGAAACTGTATCGCCGAAAGCTGATGAGCCTAAGGTAGATGAAAAACAAGAAGTATCGTTCTAATACTTCTTGACAAGAGATTCTTCCTCTTGTATAATACAGAGATGATGGTAAAGAGACCATATCGTCATCTCTGAAAACTTTGATGGTCTTTATTATTATGGAGTGAACATAAATGTCTCAGATGAATCGTATTGCTACCGTTCTTGCTAAGAACACGAATGGTGCAGGAGTCACAGTTGCTCAGATTGCTAAACTGGCTCGTGTTTCTAAGGATACTGTTTATAAGCGCGTTTCTGATTTGCGCGGCGAAGGCTATAACATCTATAGCAACTATCGCACCGTAAAAGGTGAACGCAAGCTGTTCTATCGTATGGCTGGCTAATATTTTTCAGAGACCATTGAGTCTCTCACTTTGGGACGCTATATACAAGTAGCGTCCCATTTATTATATGTAAGGAGTGAAATATATGGAACTATCTATTTCTGTTGAACAATTGCGAAAGTATAAAGTTTTCATTGCAACACCAATGTATGGCGGTAATGCAAATGGACTCTATGTCAAATCAATTCTCGACCTTCAAGGTTTGCTAACACATTATGGAATTGAAAGTCGCTTTTCATTCCTGTTTAATGAATCTCTTATTACTCGTGCAAGAAATTATTTGGTTGATGAGTTTCTTCGTTCTGAAAACTTCACACATCTTTTGTTTATCGACAGTGACATCCACTTCGATCCTAACGATGTTCTTGCAATGCTTGCACTTGATAAAGAAATCATTGGTGGACCGTATCCAAAGAAGTCGATTAATTGGAACAATGTAGCGGCTGCATTGAAAGCAAAGCCTGATACGAATCCTGGTGAACTTGATAAAGTTACTGGCGATTATGTTTTCAATCCTGTTCCTGGCACGAAACAATTCAAAGTGACAGAACCGCTTGAAGTTATGGAAATTGGCACAGGCTTCATGATGATTAAGCGTGAAGTGTTTGACAAATTCAAAGAAGAATATCCACATCTTCGTTATAAGCCAGACCATGCAGGGCAAGCAAACTTCGATGGCTCTCGTTATATTCATGCATACTTCGATACTGTTATCGATCCAGAATCTCATCGTTATCTTTCAGAAGATTATATGTTCTGTCAGTATTGGAGAGCAGTTGGCGGTAAAGTTTGGTTGTGTCCATGGATGAAAACTCAACATGTTGGCACATATGCTTTCACTGGCGATATGAGTAAGATTGCAGAACTAACAGGAAAACTGTAATGATAATCGGCCTTCTTGGATTTATTGGTTCAGGTAAAGGCACTGTAGCGGATATTCTAGTCAGCAAGGGATTCAAAAAAGAGTCCTTTGCTGATCCCGTTAAAGATGCTGTATCAGCAATCTTTGGTTGGGATCGCGCTTTACTTGAGGGTGACACAAAAGAAAGCAGAGACTTTCGTGAAGCAAAAGATGAATGGTGGTCACAGAAAACAGCAATGCATATTACGCCTCGTGCAATGTTGCAGATAATGGGAACAGAAGCAGGGCGTGACACATTTCATCCTGACTTGTGGATTCTATCTCTTGAACAGCGTCTAAAGAAAAACAAACACACTGTCATAGCAGATGTTCGTTTTCCAAATGAATGTGAGTCTATTCGTAAGATGGGTGGTTTCATTGTTCAAGTATCAAGAGGTTCTAATCCTGAATGGTATGATGTTGCAAGACGAGCCAATCTGGAAAAGAATACTGATTTGATGGTAGATTATCCTATTCATTATTCAGAATGGGCATGGATTGGACAACAGACTGATTATGTTATATCTAATAACGGAAGTTTAGATATGTTGAATGCTGATGTAAAACACCTCTTGAAAATTTTTGTAGGTACTGATATAATGAAATCTAATGAGTGGAAATAAGGAGTCCATATATTATGAAACTTAGCGAAAACACACTTTCAGTCTTGAAGAACTTTGCTTCAATCAATTCAGGCATTGTTTTGAAGAAGGGTAAAGTTCAAAAGACAATCTCTCCAGATAAAGTTATTCTTGCAGAAGTGACGCTTGATGATGATATCTCTTCTGATTTTGGTATCTATGATTTGCCACAGTTTCTTGGAACTGTTTCTACAATCGGTGCACCAGATATTGAGTTTGCAGATAATCGTGCAATTATGAGTGATGGTTCAATCAAGCTGAACTATTATTCTTGCTCACCTACGCTCATCACAGCTCCACCTGATAAAGAACTTGAGATGAAATCTGTTGATGTTCAGTTTACATTAACATCAGCCAATATGCAGAAGTTGTTGCGTCTAGCCGCAATGAACGAGATGACAAATCTTACTGTTGTCGGTAAGAGTGGTAAACTTCTTGTTAAGGTTCATGTCAAAGAAAACGATACTTCCAATTTTGCAACATTGGAAATCGGTGAACATGCAGGACCAGATTTTGAGAAATCATTCAAGACAGATAATCTCAAGATGATTCCTGATGACTATGATGTAAGCATCAGCTTTGTTGGCTTTGCATTATTCGCAAGCAAGAATCGTAAACTCAAGTATTTCATCGCACTGGAGTCGAAGTAATGTCTACTATTGGTCACAATAAACCTTTTGTAAGTCCACATTCTCTTGCACCAGAAGAGAAGAGAAAGTTGAGAGGTGTAATGGCTTCTCTCAATGATAGCATGACTCGTGTTGCATCTGAACGCGAATTTCAGAAGGAATCTATCAACACAATCTCAGAAGAACTTGGTCTTGATAAGAAGCTCATTCGTCGCATGGCTAAAGTTTATTACAAAGCAAACTTTAATGAAGAAGTTGAACAAGATAAAAACTTTGAGGACTTCTATGCTAATGTGATTAAAGCACCTATTAATGACAACTGATAGAATATCAGACAAAAGAATAAAACAACTTGACAAAGCCATCAATAACATTATAATGTTTTGTGACAGTCAAGAAGAAATTCTTGTGTTTGCCGTCCTTATGGCCGTAAGGGCTAGAGAAATACATTCTAGTCTTTACGGCAAAGAGGCTGCTAGAGAAATGCTTATGCAAGTTTCGAAGGGATTAGACCGTGAGCGATGAATTTTTGTGGGTAGAACGATATCGCCCTCATGCAATTGATGATTGTATTCTTCCAGAAAGAACGAAGCGTGTCTTTCAACAATATGTTGATGGTGAAGCTATTCCTAATCTTATGTTGACTGGCTCTGCTGGTGTTGGCAAGACAACTGTAGCCAGAGCAATGTGTGAACAGATTGGTATCAATCATCTTTATATCAACGCATCTCTTGAGCGTGGCATCGATACTCTACGCACAAAGATATCTGGTTATGCATCAACCATTTCATTGACTGGTGGGCGTAAAGTCATCATCATGGACGAAGCTGATTATCTTACACCAGAAGCACAAGCGGCTATGCGTGGTATGATTGAACAGTTTTCTAATAACTGCACATTCATTTTCACATGTAACTTCAAGTCTCGTTTGATTGATGCTATTCATTCTCGTTGTTCCGTCATCGACTTCACACTTGTCGGTGATGAGAAGAAAGAAATGGCAGCCATGTTCTTCAAGCGTATTCAGTTTATTCTGGATAGCGAGAATGTAACATACGATAAGGCTGTTGTTGCAAAGATTGTTCAGAAGTATTTTCCAGATTATCGTAGAACTCTTGGTGAACTCCAAAGATTCAGTCAATTCGGTTCTATCGACACAAATCTTCTATCAGAAGTTTCTGATGTGAGAAAGATTGGTGAACTTGTCACAGCATTGCGTGAAAAAGATTTCGGCTCTATGCGTAAGTGGGTCATCAATAATTCCGATATTGATACAAATAAGATTTATCGGAAAATATATGACAGTCTGAATGACTTCTTCAAAGCAGAGAGTATCCCACAAGCTGTGGTAACATTGGCCAAATATCAGTATCAATCTGCATTTGTGGCTGACCAGGAAATCAATCTTGTTGCTTGTTTGACAGAATTAATGGTAGAGTGTGAATATGCTTAATCTTTATGGTGAAGAGATATCAGAAAGTGGTTATGTAAAAGGTAACTATGGAACCAATCAAAAAAAATCAGGCGATGCTTTTGAAAATTTAATGACTAATACACTAAGACAAAAGTATCCAGATAAGTTTATAGCAACTCAACATAAAATTTTAGGTTCTGAAATTCGTTCCAAGAAAACAAAAAAACTTAGAAAAAAACGTTATAAGGTTGACATTCTTTTTAACTATGATACAGTTATATCAGCAAAAAACCAAAGCACAGGCGGAACTACTGAACAAAAAATTATGTATGAACTCTATGCTATTGAAGATATGTTTGAAACCAATCCACATTTAAAACATGCGTATATAGTTTATGCAGGCGAAGGTTTCAAAATTTTCGATGAAGAGTTTGCATGGATTCCTGCATTTAAAAGAGCAATAGAACGTTTACCGTGGATAAAGATAATGTCTTATGACGATTTTATGAAAGAGATATAATGCAAAGTTCTCCACTAAAGTGGGTCGGCGGTAAATATTCAATTCTTGAACAGATTCTTCCTCAACTTAAAACAAAGAAAAGATTCGTAGAACCTTTCATGGGTTCTTGTGTCGTTTCGTTAAACGTTGAAGCGCACGAATACATTTTAAATGACTACAATCCAGATCTGGTAAACTTTTTTACGCATGTCATGAATAGACCGAATGATATTATATCTTATGTGAAACCATCTTTTGAGGATATGACTTCGAAAAAGTATTATGACACAAGAGATGCTTTCAATGCATCAGATAAAAAATCATTCGAACGTGCTTGTATGTTTCTTATTTTGAATAAGTTTGCTTTTAATGGTGTTTGTAGATACAATAGATATGGAATGTTCAATGTTCCGTATTCATATAAAACAAGCATCGGTATACCAAATCTTATAGATTTCAATCATAAGTTTAGTAACAAGACTATGAACTTTTATAATCTTGACTTTTCAGACGCTCTATTGTATAAAGACCTAGAAGAATGCGATTTGGTATATTTCGATCCACCATACTTGCCTTCCGACGATTTCGATACAACATTTTCAGATTATACTGGTGATGGATTTACATTTGAACAGCATGTGAAGATAGTAGAACTCTCAAAAGATTTGAGAGATAGGGATATAAAATGTGTTGTATCGAATCATGACACAAAACTGATAAGAGAGTTATATAAAGATTCCGATTCAATATTGACTATTCCTACGAGAAGAAACATCTCTTCTAAAAAAGAGAAGAGAAAAGTTATTAATGAAGTTTTGGTTGTTTATGGCAAACTTGAAGAAAAGAATGTGTTGTTTCAATGACTGACCTATTCAAAGATATCATACCCTCTATTCTCCAGACAAAGAAGAATGTTCTGGATAATGAGAAAGATTACAATCCATTCATCGTTAATAAAGCCCTGTCTTTTCATTATGACTGTATTCTTCATGCAAATCAGATGAACTTGATTCCAAACACGGATTCCATCATGCAATACCAGTATTTACTAAATAGCATTAGGCCGTGGAAGAGACCATTTCAAAAGTGGTTAAAGCCAGAAAAGGTCGAAAACCTAGAGTGCATAAAAGAGTTCTATGGCTATTCAAACGACAAAGCCAGGGCGGCGCTGGAGGTTCTAAGCGACGAACAAATTGATAGTATTAAGAAGAATTTAAATAAAGGTGGTTTGAATGGTAAATCTAAACGAACTGGTGGAGGTGAAGCTATCTAACGAAGATGATTTCCTTAAAATTAGAGAAACACTATCCCGTATAGGAATAGCCTCCAAGAAAGACAAGACGCTTTATCAATCTTGTCATATCCTACACAAACAAGGTAGATACTACATAGTCCACTTTAAAGAACTGTTTCTTCTGGACGGTAAGAAATCCGACTTTTCCGAAGAAGATAAAGCTCGTCGTAATACAATCGCAAATCTCTTACATGAATGGGAACTTCTAGACCTCGTAGATGAGGATAAGACGAATGACCCTGTATTGCCAATCAATATGATTAAGATTATTGCATATAAAGAAAAGAATGATTGGACCCTTATAACTAAATATAACATAGGCAAGAAACGCAAGGAAGTCTAATGGCTCAGTTTCGTAAAGATACGCACAATTACTTACCAGACGGCAAAACAATATTTGAAGTTATGATGCTGGCTGACCAGTATGGTAATCTTGTGGGGCCAGCTAATCCTTCAGGCATGTCTGTTGATGCGTTTGGTAGAGCCAGAGTAACAACGCCATTCACACTATTTGATTCATCACACAGATATAGAGATAATGGTCTTTGGGTTCAGTCTAATACAAACAATACCACAATCACATTTTCAGCTAACGAAGGCTTGATGAACTTAGCTATCGGTACAGCAAACAACGATGAAATCATCCGCGAAACAACAAAAGTATTCTCTTATCAGCCAGGTAAATCTCTACAGATATTGAATACGTTTGTTATGTCTCCAGCTAAAGCCAATCTCAGACAAAGAGTTGGTTATTATGGTGCTGACAACGGTATCTATCTTGAGCAAGACGGAACAAACATTTACTTCGTTGAAAGAAGCTATGTTACAGGTGCAGTATCAGAAACAAGAGTTGCAAAAGCTGATTGGAACCTAGACCCTCTAGATGGTACTGGTCCATCTCTGATGACGCTTGATCTGACAAAGGCTCAGATTTTCTTTACAGACATCGAGTGGCTAGGTTTAGGTACAGTTAGATGCGGCTTTGTGATTGATGGTAGACTTATTCATTGCCATTCTTTCCATCACGCAAACTATATCACTTCAACATACATGACAACGGCATCTCTACCTTTGAGATACGAAATCAAAAATACCGGTGCAACAACAAGTAATAGCTGGTTGAAACAAGTATGTTCATCTGTCATCTCTGAAGGTGGTTACGAACTCAGAGGCACACAAAGTTCTGTTGCAACTAATATTGCCACACCTAGAGATTTGACTGTTGCCAATACTGATTATCCAGTCATATCACTACGACTCAAATCTGCTAGACACGATGCTATTGTTATTCCTACAGCCATATCACTTTTGGGTATAGGCAATAACGGTAGATTCCTCTACAAGGTTGTAAGTAATGGCACATTAGGAAGCCCATCATGGCAATCAGGCGGAACTGATTCTGCTGTTGAGTATGATTTTGCAGCCAGTAATATTTCTGGTGGCAAAGTCGTAGCTTCAGGATTCTTGACATCAACAACACAGTCTGCACAGGTTATTGATATTCTAAAAGAAGCACTATTCAAGTTCCAGTTAGAAAGAAACGACTTTACTGGAAACTCTTACCCATTAACTGTAACTGTATCTAGCGTTAACGCTGGCGATGATGTTCTAGCTTCTATGGATTGGGAAGAAATCTCAAGATAATACATATATTATGATAGGAGTTTATTATGAATGAATTGAAGGTTTATCGCATACACTCATCGGTCATTTTACCGAAGTTTGCAACAAGTCAATCAGCTTGTTTTGATGTATCTTTCTGTCGTGCAGGTAAGGGTGACTACAGTGGTTATAATTCTTACAACGCACCTTTCACACGCAATATCAACACAGATAAAATCATTTTAATGCCTGGAGATAGAGTTATGGTTCCAACCGGACTCATACTCGACATACCAGAAGGATATTCTGTCCGTGTTCATGCTAGGTCAGGTCTTTCATTGAAGCAGGGTCTCATACTTGCTAACTCGGAAGGCGTAATCGATTCTGATTATATACAAGAGTTGTTCGTTCTTCTCACAAACATTTCAGAAAATTCACATGTCATTCATAATGGCGATAGAATTGCTCAGGCTGAATTGGTCAAGCAAGAAGAATATAAAATTGTTGAAACCGTAACTAAACCATATGCAAAGACTAATCGTATAGGTGGTATGGGTTCGACTGGTGTAGGAACTATTACCATCAGAACTTCCGATGTTAATGCAATCAAAGAAACGCCAACACTAGAAATATCTGAAAAAAGAGGGCGTGGTCGACCAAAAAAAGTTGACATTTCAGCCTAAATGTATTATATATACTATCGCGGGGTAGAGAAGTAGCATCTCGTTTGGCTCATACCCAGAAGATCGGCGGTGCAATTCCGTCCTCCGCAACCAACGTCTCGCCTAATGGGAGACTATCTTCAACAATCTAACTTGCTTAATAGGAGTTATGCATATGACAAACGATTTATTCGATCCATTCTCTTTTGCTAAACAAATCAATACAACTGTTGGATTTGAACCAATGCTTAAGCGTCTTAAAGACTTAGGCGAAACACTTCCAAAAGTTCCAACTTATCCTCCATATAATATTCGTAAAGTAGATGATAACAAGTATGTTATCGAACTTGCTGTTGCTGGTTTCGGCAAGCAAGATATTGAACTTGAACTCCAAGATGGTGTATTGACAATCAAGGGTCAAACATCAGCTAACAATGAAGCTACTGAATTTCTGTTTAAAGGAATTGCAGATAGATCCTTCACTCGTCAATTCACATTGGCCGATACAGTAGAAGTTAAGAATGCAGACATGCTTAATGGTATGCTTCGCATTTGGCTTGAGCGTTTTATTCCTGAAGAAAAGAAGCCGAAGAAGATTGACATTGCCGAAGCTGGTGAAAAAGCTGTAGAAAAATCATACGGCGAAAAACTACACGACACAAAACAATTTTTAACGGAAACAGGAAAATAACAATTATGGTAAGATTTTTAAGCAACATCTTAGACTCATGGTCTAAGTGGAGAAAATATACACGCACTGTAAAAGAACTTTATGCAATGACTGATAGAGACTTGGCTGATATGGGTATCGCCCGTGGTGATATTCCTTATGTTGCAAAACATGGTAACAGATAATGTGGCCATATACAGATGATGAACTAGTCTTTATCAACACAGGTTGTAAATAATAACGAGAGGGGAGAAATCCCCTCTTGACTTTTATGGTGTAACATATATAATTGTATGATTATGTTCTTGTGAGGATTACATGAAACTTCGTATTGAAAAATCAGTTACCATTATTACACCAACTATTGGTTCTGAAAAACTAATGGATGCTGTAAGTAGTGTAGAAAATCAAACCTATTCAAACATAAAACATCTTATTGTTGTTGATGGTCCGCAATATGAAGGTAGAACTAGCGAAGTAACATCTAATAGCAAAAGACAGATTATAGTAACACCAGAAAATACTGGTGCGAATGGCTTCTATGGGCATCGCATCTATGCCGCATATCCACACCTAATCAATTCCGATTATATCTTCTTTCTTGATGAAGATAACTGGTATGCACCAAATCATATTGAAACACTTGTTGAGACACTAGAGCAAGGTAATAATTTTGCCTATTCTCTCCGTAAAATCTATACACCTCAAAAACAATTCTTGTGTTATGACAATTGTGAAAGTCTTGGTAAATGGCCTATCTATTTCACACACAATGATCCTCAGTATCTAATCGATACATCATCGTTTGCCTTCAGAACAGATTTCTTGGTTCAGACATCACATCTCTGGCATTCTGGTTGGGGCGGTGACCGTCGTTACTTCTATTCTGTTAAAGATAATGCGAAGTATGATACAAACGGTAAGCATACACTTTGCTATCGATTAGAAGGCAACAACAACTCGGTAACAGAAGAATTTTTCATACAAGGCAATGAACTGCAAAAGAAACATTACAACAACCAATTTCCATGGATTAAACAATGAGTGAAGTAGACTTAACAAAAATTGCATATCTTATCAGAGATGTTCCAGAATATAAATCACTAAAAGATAGTGAAGGTATCAGATTCATTGGTGCATGTCTCCAAAATCTCAAAGAAACAAACTCTCAAAACTTTCAGGACGTATGGGCTTTATTTGAAAGCGGTTATCGTGTTGGCGGATACTTTGTTGAGTTCGGTGCAACAAACGGTAAAGATGGAAGCAATACACTTCTACTAGAAAAGAATTATGGTTGGACAGGTATTCTATCAGAACCTAATCCTGCATGTCATGGAGATTTAGAAAAGAATAGACCCAATACTATCATATCAAAAAAGTGTGTCTTTGATAAGAGCGGTGATTATATCGGCTTTATTATTGCAGAAGAAGCTGACCTTTCAACAATCAGCGGTTTCGGTAACGATGATGAACATGCTGAAAAGAGAAAGAATGGAAAAGAAATCTTTGTTGAAACAACAACTCTCTTTGATTTGCTAAAGGATTATCAGTCACCATTCTTCGTTGATTATCTTTCCATCGATACAGAAGGAAGTGAATATGATATTCTGAAAACTTTCTTTGATGTTAAGGATAATCCATACGAAATCTATAACATCACTGTAGAACATAACTACAATACAGAATATCGTCAGAAACTATATGACTTGTTAACTCGAAACGGATATCACAGAAAGTTTACCGAGTTCTCAAGATGGGATGATTTTTATACAAAGGCAAAACCAAATGACTGATTTGATTATTGGTGCAGTAACGAAATACTCATATGATAAGATTGAACCATGGGTCAACTCAATTGAGAAGTCTGGCTTTACAGGCAAGAAGGCTTTAATCGTATATGATATGGAAGCTGATGTAGCCAAGAAGCTAATTGATAAAGACTTCACACTATTTGGATTCAACAAAGATTCGGAAGGCAACTTCTCATACAAAACAGACTTTAGTATCATGGTTGAAAGATTCATTCATGCATGGTATTTCATATCAAAAATCGAAGATAAGATTGATAATGTTATTTGGACAGATGTGAGAGATGTTGTCTTTCAGACCAATCCTAGTGAGTGGTTAAAGAGAAACATGTATACCGTAAAACATAAGATTGTCGTCGGTTCAGAGAACTTTAAATACAAAGACGAACCTTGGGGCAAAAACAATCTTATGTTGAGTTTTGGTCCAATGTTGTATGAGACAATCAAAGAGAATGCTATCAACTGTGCTGGTGTTATTGCAGGTGAGAAACAAGCAGTCATTGATTTGTTTCTAAACATCTTTATGTTGTGTAGAGGTTCTTCACCAGAGATTCCAGGTGGCGGTGGTCCAGACCAGGCTGCGTTGAACATTTTGCTTTCGCTTGAACCATATAAGAGCATAACAAAGTTCTGCACAACCGATGAAAGTTGGGTAGTTCATGCTGGTACAACTATGCCAGCAATTCTTTGTGGTAAAGGTGCTATCGGTGAAGAGTACATGCGTAATCCATCATCACTAAATAGCTTTGAAAAGAATATGATTGGTAATGACCCTGTGCTTAATGGCGATGTTGTCGTAAATGGTTTCGGCGAACCATATGCAATACTTCATCAATACGATAGAGTCAATCAATGGGCATCAATAATCGACAAGAAACATAGAGGGTGATATGGCAATCATTTATAATGACGAAGATTTTATGACAGTTAAACAGGTCGCTCAAGAAGTTGGATGGCCACTTGAATACACAACAACGAAAGGTTTAGTGCCTTACATCAATCGAATCAGAAGTGAAGATTTGAAAGGCATTGAAATTGGAACTGGTCGTGGCGAAGGTTCTTATCTTCTTCTTGAGAAATGTTCGAAGTTAAACAAACTATACACAATCGATCCGTTCAAAGAATATATGGACTGGGTTGGTGTCATCGAACAGAAGTATCAAGAAAAATTTGAAGAGATTGCTAAAACAAATCTTTCTGAGTTTGGTAGTAGAGCAGAACTTGTAAAAAAATCATCTGATGATGCAGTCTCAATGTTTGAAGATAACAGCATGGACTTCATCTTTATTGATGGTAACCATAGTGCAGAACAAGTTAAAAAAGATTGTGACAACTATTATCCTAAACTAAAAGTTGGTGGAATCTTTGCGGTTCATGATACTAATCTCAATATGGTCAGAGAAGGGCTTAAGAGATTCAGAGATGAAAAGAAAGTTCGTATTCCTATTCAGTTGATTGGTCCTAGCATTTCGTTCTGGTATAAAGTATGAAGAAGTTAAAACTTGGCTTTGCTGATACATATGATAATGCGAAGAAGTTTTTCACTGACGTTCTGAGTAGAAAATATGATGTGGTCAGAGATGATGAGAATCCTGACTATCTCATATTTGGAGATTCAAACTTTGGCGAAACACATTATCGCTACAAGAAAGCAAAGAAGATTTTCTTTACTGGTGAGAATGTTCGACCAATATATCACACATATGACCATGCAATAACGTTTGACCATGAAAACAGTTCAAAACATTATCGTTTACCTCTCTATGTTCTTGAGATGTGGGCAATAACACAAGATACACCAGAATTGACAAAAGACTTTCATTATCTTGCGAATAAAAGAATCGATGCTGAAAGAGAATGGGATTCTAAAAATAGATTCTGTTCATATGTTCAGAGTAATCCAAATTGTGCGCCGAGAACAAAGTTTGTAGAATTTTTAATACAAGAAAATTCTGTTGATAGTGGCGGACCACATTTAAACACTATGGGTCGAGTCATACCTCGTGACAGAAAATTGAAGATAGATTTCTTCAACGGAAGTAAGTTTGGTATTGCATTTGAAAATGGTTCATATCCCGGCTATGTAACTGAGAAGTTGCTTGACAGTTATTATGCAAATACGATTCCTGTTTATTGGGGTTCTTCTACAGTAGCAAGAGATTTTAATCCTGAATCGTTCATTGATGCGTCACAATTTAGAAACTTCTCTGAGTTGTTAACATACATGAGAGAGCTTGCTAAAAACAAGAATGCTTATCTTGACATGCTGACACGACCTGCATTCAATAATAACATACCCAATGAATGGACCAATCTCAATTCATTTCTTAATTGGTTCGACACTTTCGTTTATGAGGGCTAAATGTCTAAACTTCTTTATGTGGTACATCGCTACGTGCCGTTTCCTGGCGGCTCTGAATACTACGTTCGTGATATGGCAGAGGAAAGTCTTGCTCGCGGGCATGATGTAACAGTTCTTGCACATGAACATAAGGGTGACCAGAACGGCGTAAAAGTCACTAATGATTATAACATACTCGCACAAAATTGGGATTTGATTATCGTTCATGGTGGTGATGTTATTTCACAGAATATCGTTCACTACAATGCGTTTAATTTAAAGTCTCCTGTCGTCTATATGCTCATCAAACCTAGTGAGTCTGATATTTGTTTGAATGGAATGAAGCATCATCGTTTCATTGCATATTCGACTTCTATGGACATTGAACATATCAAGAAGCATGGTTATCTTTCTAAGGCTCGTCGTGTTCGTCATGGTATTGTTCCCGATAGCACAATTGTTCCTGCATTACCATATGATAAAACATTTTATGTTTCTGCGGGCGGTTTCTATTCACACAAAGCTATGATTCCTTTAGCAGAAGCATGGGAACGTTCAAACATAAAGAATGAACTTCATCTCTATGGATACGGTGAAGGTCCTATGCCAAAAGAAACAGACCGTGTTAAAGTCTTTTTTGGTAAATCAAAACCAGATGTGATGATTGCTATTAACAATGCAAAAGCATACATCATGAACTCATATGAAGAGGGTTTCGGTCTTGTTTTGCTTGAAGCCATGATGAATCATACACCATGGTTTGCTCGAAACATTGCTGGTGCAAAAGATATGGCTGAATATGGATATACATATGAGACAGAAGAACAATTGATGTATTACCTAGAAACAATGGATACATTAGACGCAAAAGTTCAAAGTGCGTATAACTATACCATGACTAATCATACAATCAAACAAACCGTAAATGATATTGAAGATATATTGAGAGAAGTCTAATGAATGTTTCTTTTGGCATTTGTTTATCAAGTGATTATAACGTCAACTGGGTTCAGAGCTTAGTCAACAGCATCAAGAGTCAAGAGTTCGGTGATGCGGAATATGAAATTATTTTTATAGGTCAGAACAAAGGTGATATCGATGTTACTGGCGTTATGAATGTCATGTTCGTCGATTTTGATGAAAGCGTGAAGAGAGCGTGGATTACTCGCAAAAAGAATTTGCTTGCAAAATACTCCAGATATGATATAGTCTGCATACTTCATGACTATTACTTTTTAGGAAATAATTGGTATAGTGGTCTCAAATACTATAACTCTAAAACTCCTAATTGGAATGTGTTGTCTAATCGAGTTCATAGATTTGAAGGAGACAGACATGCTGATTGGGTTGTGAATCAGAAGTATATGGATCAGGTGTTACAAAAACATCCTGAACTTGGTAAAGAACTTATGGATATTGCTCCAAAAGAAAACAATGGTCCAAGATGGGTTTGTGCATTACCATACTCTGAATCAGAATTGAGTCACATACAGTATATCAGCGGTGGCTATATACTAACAAGAAAGAAAATTATTGAAGAAATTCCTTTCGATGAAAAGTATGGTTGGGGTGAAGCAGCCGAAGATATTATTTGGAGTGAAGAAGTTATTGATAATGGTTATAGATTCAATTTCAATCCATTCTCAGATGTTTTCCTTCAGAAGCCAGCCAAATGGCTTGTATATCAGATGAATGATAAATGTGTGAACTATTTGAAGGAGATGTTTCCTGATGACGACAGAATACAATAAGCTGGTCATATTTGACCTTGATGGTGTTTTGATTGATAGTAGAGAACTACACTATCAAGCATTGAATGATGCTTTACATGATATTGGTGAACAGTATGTCATCTCTCGTGAAGAGCATCTCAGCACTTATGATGGACTACCAACAAAGTCAAAGATGAAGTTGCTTTCAGAGCAGAAAAATCTTCCTGCATCTTTTCACGATAAAGTTTGGAAAGCAAAACAGAGTGCAACCATCATTCGCATCAATCAATTAAAGAAAGATGTAAAGTTAGTTGAAATCTGTATCAGTCTGAGAATGTCTGGTTATAAGATTGCCGTTGCATCTAACAGTATTCGTGAAACTGTTAAAGTCACACTACTTCGTCTTGGTATTATGGACTATGTTGATTACTATCAAACGAATGAAGATGTGAAGCGTTCTAAGCCATATCCAGAAATGTATTGGAATTGCATGAATGCTGTTAACGCTATTCCATCAACAACAATCATTGTAGAAGATAGTCACATCGGTCGTCAGGGTGCAATCGATAGTGGTGCAAAATTATTTCCTGTAGAAAACACACATGAAGTAACATGGGAAAGAATAAAGATGGCTATGGATGAAATTGAAGGTAAATCTAAAAAGAAGATTCCGTGGAGAGACAAGAAACTGAATGTCTTGATTCCTATGGCAGGTGCAGGTTCTCGCTTCTCTCAAGCAGGTTATACTTTTCCAAAACCATTGATTGAAGTTCGTGGTAAACCAATGATTCAGACTGTTGTAGACAATCTGAATATGGAAGCAAACTATATATTCATAGTGCAGAAAGAACACTATGAGAAATACAATCTTAAGTATCTTCTCAATCTGATTGCGCCAAATTGTAAAATAGTTCAGGTTGATGGCTTGACAGAAGGTGCAGCCTGCACTACACTTCTTGCTAAAGAGTTTATTAATAATGAGGAACCTCTCGTTATGGCAAACTCTGACCAATTCGTAGAATGGAACTCTAATGAAGTCATGTATGCTTTCAACGCTGACTCTATTGACGGCGGCATTTTGACATTCAAAGCTACACATCCTAAGTGGTCATATGCAAAACTAGATGCTAATGGTTTTGTATCCGAAGTTGCAGAAAAGAAAGTTATTTCCGATAATGCAACAGTTGGTGTGTATTTCTGGAAACATGGTTCAGATTATGTTAAGTATGCTGAACAGATGATTGCAAAGAACATTCGTGTTAATAACGAGTTCTATGTTTGCCCAGTTTTCAATGAAGCTATTGCAGACGGTAAAAAAATTCGTGTGAAAGAAATCTCAAAGATGTGGGGTATCGGCACACCAGAAGATTTAAATTATTTCTTAGATAACTATAAGGGTGAAGTATGAAAAACTTTAAAGATAATATGAAAGTAGTTGATGGTTATGCATATCATCTCTACACAAAGAATGACTATACTGACCAGATGATTGCTTATGCACAAATGGCTAAGCGTTTTATGAACAAGCCAATGCGTTCGCCTCTTGATATCGTAGGCAACTATGAATGGCATGAAGAGTTTCCATACGAAGAAGGTTTGTTCTTTGACAACGATGGTAAACCACTTGTAGATTTTAGCGAAGCTGTTGTTGCAGATTTCGGATGTGGTCCAGGTCGTATGGTCAATCGTGCAAGAAAGCTATTCAAGCAGACTGATGGTATCGATATCTCAGAATATGCAATTGAGTATGCAAGACAGACATATGATGGATCGACATTCTATGTTTCATCTGGTATCGATGTTGGTGGCGCACCAGAAAATACATATGACATTATTTACTCAACAATTGCTGTTCAACACATTCCTTGTAAAACAATTCGTGAGAACATCTTCAAGGGCATTCATAATATCTTGAAGCCTGGCGGTCATATGTCCATTCAAGTTGCATATCATCCTACACTAACTGCTGGTGTTTGGAGCCATGATACAGAACACGCTTCTTATGATAGTGATTTCTGGAATGCAAAAGCTACAAACGGGCATGCTGATATGGTCATCAATCAAAATGATTTACCGACATTGAAATCAGACCTCGAAAAGATTTTCTCTGATGTTCAATTTAAGTTTATTAACGTTGACCAAAAGTATGCAAATCTTAACGGTCAGTATCACGCACCTTATTGGGCACAAGACTGGTTGTTTATTCATGCTCGCAAGAATTGAAGTAGGAACAAACACAGGTTCACATACATTAGGTTTGGATAAGGAAGATTGTTTATTATTTACATTCGAACCTTCTCCGCCTTTGTATGCTGAATGTGTAGATAAGTTTCGTGACCATTCTAGAATTATAGTTCTTCCATTTGCTATAGATGTTCACAACGATGTTAAAGATTTCAATGTAGCTTTGCAAGGTGATAAAGGATTTGGTTCTCTTTATGAATGGCATTCTGATTTGCAAAATACAGAAGCAGGTAAACATCCATTATTTCAAGTACCTTTTGCATATAAACAAAGAGTGTTGACAATTCGACTAGATACTTTTATGAATAATTGGAATATCGATACTGTCGATTATCTTCATATTGACGCACAAGGTAACGATTTCAACGTAATCAAATCTTTAGGCAATCGAATTAAAGATGTGAAAGAAGGGCAATGCGAATGCACATGGAATACTCCTTACTATGATGGTGCAGATAACTTTCATGAAGATGTAAGAAAGTATCTAGAAGAAGTCGGCGGATTCAAAGTAGAAACTTTATATGAACATGCCGGTCAAACAGAAATCGATTTAAGATTCTATAGGTGATATATGCAAGTTTGGATTTTAACATTTAATAGACCGAGCGCACTCAATCGTCTCATTCAACATTTTGGTGAACAGGGTTATAAGTCAAACATCTTTAGTAATCATCCAGAATTACAATTGACAAAAGAAAACTATGAGAACTATGTTGATAGAGTCGTGGTAAACGCACTCAATTCATCAGAGAGTAATAGTTGGTGCGCTCGGTCATGGAATACGATTCTTATGAAAGCATTCGATGAAGATGATGAAGCTATTCTGATTCAGGATGATACTGACATTGCACCAAACTTTGGTTCTTGGTTTGAAGAACAGAAGCAGAAGTATGACTTCATGTGGGGACCTGCTGGTGACCAATGGCACTTTATTCGTAAAGATGTGTTGAAGAAAGTTGGCTGGTGGGATGAAAGATATATCGGTTGTTATTGTGGTGATGCTGAATATGTCAAGCGTGTCTATCATACATGGGATAAAGACAGAATCTCTGTAGAAGATTCCCACAATTGGGGATTCAGACACAATGTATCTGGTATCAGTGAGCATATCATCACAACTTGGGATTCGAAGGTAACAGCAAATCCTGGTTATGAGAATCAACACTGGGAATTTGAACGTATCAACAAATGTAATCCGACACTCGCACATAGTCAAAAACATTTTCTTGACAAATGGGGTGTTTTGCTAGATAATAATAGTCCAGTAATCGATAGTTGGAATAGACAGTTATCGGAAATCGATTGGTATCCTTGGTTCAGCAAAAAGCACGGATTTACAGCATATGAAGATAATCAGTCATAGAGGTAATCTTACAGGTCCTAATCCTGAAAGAGAGAATACCGTAGAAGCAATTGAAGAAGCACTCAAGTTAGGATTTCCTGTTGAGTTTGACATTTGGTATAATGAAGGAAAGTATTGGCTTGGACATGATAAGCCTCAGTATGAAACCAATGTCGAAAAGTTCTTTGATTGGTCTGAGATGAATGACATCTATATACACTGTAAGAACGTGTTGGCTTTACAGATGCTTATGAAAGATAGTGTGTATCATGATCCAAAAATACATTCTTTCTTTCATGATATAGATGATTGTATTATGTTGGATAACTTTAACATTTGGGTTCATCCTAAAGCTGTTGAGAGTATAGACCAAACTGTGGCAGAAGATTGCATTGCTGTTTTGCCAAAAAGAAAAACAGTTGAAGTCAATTTCATCGACAACATTGATTTACAAAAATGGTATGGTATTTGCACAGACTATCCAGTAGATGTGAGGAATAGTTTATGAGTTTCGTTACAGTTGTAGGAGCAGGCGGGCATGTTGGACTCCCTTTTTCTTTGGTTGTTGCTAATAGTGGTCATTTCGTTTTTGGTTTGGATGTCAACACGCAAGTTCTAGAGCAACTTCGCAAAGGTTTTCTTCCTTATATCGAAGAACATGGGCAATCATATCTTGATAATGCTTTGAAAGACGATACGATACAGTTCACAAATGACACGACCTGTATTTCAGAAAGTAATGTTGTAGCCATTATGATTGGTACACCAGTCGATTCTGAAAACAATCCTCGTCTAGATGATATTCTACACTTTGTCGAATACACTCTTTGTGATGAGATGGTTAGTGGTACAACAATCATCCTTCGTAGCACTGTTGCACCAGGAACAACAGAAGTTATCAAGAAGCTAATTGAAAAAACTCGTGACTGGAAAGAAGGTAAAGATTTTTATCTTGTCTTTGCTCCTGAACGTGTAGCACAAGGTGTTGGTATCACTGAAAGTAGTAAGTTTCCACAGTTGATTGGTGCATTCTCTGATAAGTCATATCAGATGGCTAAAGACTTTTTTGATACGTTTGTTTATGAATGCATTCAGCTTACACCACGTGAAGCTGAAATGGCGAAGCTGATGACAAACATGTATCGCTATGTTAACTTTGCTTTGGCTAATGAGTTCTATATGATTGGCACCGATCAGGGTGTTGATGTTCATAAGATTATTCGTGCTGCCAACAAAGATTATCCTCGTTTGAATATTCCATTGCCAGGACCTAATGTTGGTGGTCCTTGTTTGTTCAAAGACGGTAAGTTCTTGTTGTCTGATGTTCCATATGCTGATTTGATTCAGACTTCGTTTCTTATCAATGAAGGTATGCCTGAATATATGTTCAAGCAAATTCTTTCTCTTAATCCAACAGTTAGCAAGATTGCAATCATGGGCGCAACATTCAAAGCTAATTGTGATGATGAGAGAAACAGTTTGAGTTTCAAGTTTGCCAAAATTTGTAAGAGACATGGTATTGAATATTCATTCTTCGATCCATACATCAAACATCCAGATAATGTGTGGCCTACAAATGATATAGATAGTTATGATGCATATGTTATCATGACACCACACTCAGTCTTTCATAAATTCTTTGAGACATATATGAATAGAATTGAGGGTGGAACAGTTATCGCAGATGCATGGAAGTTTTTAGATAGAAGTAAAGATACAAGAAGTGGAATATATCTAGTATGAAAAGAGTTCTCGTTACAGGTTCAGAAGGCAGTCTGATGCAATCAGTTATTCCTAAACTGATTGCTAAAGGGCATAACGTAAGTGGTGTAGACAATCTTGTGAGATATGGTAAAAGACCTGGTCATGCACAAGGATACACATTCTATAAAGGTGATTTGTCAGACTACTCTTATGTCTTAGGCCTTTTTGATAAGATAAGACCACATTATGTTATTCAAGCCGCAGCCAGAATTTATGGTGTTGGTGGTTTCAATGCACATTGCGCTGATATTCTCGGTAATGACGTTGCCTTGCATTCTAATATTTTAAAGGCTTCTGTTGAGAATAAAGTTCAACGTGTTGTTTACATTTCATCAAGTATGGTATATGAAACTTGTTATCAGGGGTTAGATGAGGCTGTTCAAGAGTTTCAGCCTGATACATCGATTGTTCCTTACACAGACTATGGACTATCTAAGTTGGTTGGTGAAAGATTATCGAAGTCTTATCAGAGACAGTACGGTCTAGACTATACAATCTGGCGCCCATTTAATATCATCACACCATATGAAAAAGTCACAACAGAAGAGATTGGTGTGTCTCATGTGTTTGCAGATTTCATCAAGAACATTGTAGAGAAGAAGATGAATCCTTTACCTATCATTGGTAACGGTGAACAGATTCGATGCTTCACATGGATTGATGAAGTTGCTAGTGCCATTGCTGATTATTCTTTCAGAGATAGCACAAAAAATGATATATATAATCTAGGTAACCCAGAACCTGTCTCAATGAAGGAACTGGCTAATCTGATATATAAAGTTGCTGTTGAAATGAAAGTTCTACCAGAGGGTAAACTTAATTTTGAAACAGTAGCAGAATACCAAGACGATGTTCGTATTCGACTACCTGATGTGACGAAGGCTAAAAATCTAGGTTGGGAAGCGAAACAAAAAGTTGAAGAAAGCATACGGGAATGTCTAGCTCATTTTGCGTAAGTATATGTGAGTATGAAGATTATAATGCAGAACCAAAAGTATGTAAAGGTTGCGGAAGAACATCAGAAGAAATTACAGAGTGGTTCTACGCATCAGAAGAGCGTAAGCGTGAAATCGTTAAATCGATTCGTAAACGCAATAAAGAACGTAAGTCAGTGAAAAGTTTAACAAGTGAAAAGGAGACTAAACAATGAGCATATTAACTAAGTTTTTGGATTGGGTATATGGAACTACACCTTCTAAGCCAGAAACAAACAAAGTTTCAACTGTAGTTAAAACTGCAACACCAGTTAGTAAAGCAAAGAAGCCTACTGCTAAAAAGACTACTAATAGAAAGAAGTCTGCGCCAAAGACTAAGAGGTGAAAACTTTCTTGATTACGGGAGCCAGTGGTTACATTGGCTCCCACGCAACTTATCAACTAAAGAAAACATATCCAAAAATGTCTTGCAATTCCAACCAAAGCATGATATAGTATCTGTAGTTGAATCGATGAAGGACTAAATACAAACGCGGGTATGGTATAAAGATTGTGCCTCAGGTTTCCAACCTGATGATATCGGTTTGAGTCCGATTGCCCGCTCCAATCTTTGAGGTATATTATGAATACGATTTGGGTTCTAATACTTGTCATTCTTAATGCTGACGGCAAAGTTTACACACAGTTAAGTTTTCCACAAAAGCCAGAATACAACACTGAAAAAAGCTGTAATGAAAACGGGCAACTAATTGCCAACAAAGCGCAGATGGAAATTGGCACAACAAACGGTAAAGTATTTTTCTATTGCGATGGTGTTCCTCGTTCAGAAATCACAAAGTCTCTTTTCGGAGCTTAATCATGAAGTATATTAAAAAAGCTATTCCAGTTGATGCATGGCAGATTGATTTGCTTGAATTGCAACATCAGGGTAACTATCCTGATTGGGTTCATAATGCAATGCAACCTGAATATAAGATTTTTCCCGACATTCATAAGAAGCACATCACAATCAAAACTCTCGAAGGTCACATGATAGGCCACGAGGGTGACTATCTCATCAAGGGTGTTAAGGGTGAATTGTATCCTTGCAGAAAAGATATCTTTGAAGAAACTTATGAAGCGTATGAAGAGAAACCTATTCATTGGAAAGGTGGCAAAATTGAAACTATTCGTGTAGTTGAAAACGAAGATGGTTCTGCTAACATCATCATGGACATGGATGAAGATGTGAAACAGTTCTTTGCCGCAGAAGGTGTGAAAAGAGTTCTTCGTGATGCTGTTGAAAATCTAGCAGAAAAAGAAGGCATAAAAATATGAAAGTCTATCTTGGGCCATATCCAAACTGGTGGAATGTTGCACGTTTTCAAAATTGGTACTTGAAGAAACTTCATGGCACCGAATACGGTTGGGAAGTTGACGAGAAAGATTACACTCGTCTCGACAAAGTGGTTGATAAAGCACTTGATGGTTGGCAGTTTGTTTTGAATAACACTGTCAACAAATTTGGTCAGAAGCGTAAAGAAAAGATTGTTATTCATAACTATGATACATGGTCAATGGATAATACTCTTGCGCTCATCATTCTTCCTATGCTTAAGCAGTTGAAAGAAGATAAGCATGGTGCACCGCTTGTTGATGATAAAGATGTTCCAAAAGAACTTCGCTCAACATCTGCACCTAAAAAGAAGAATGAATGGGATACAGATGATAATCACTTCAAGCGTTGGGATTGGGTAATCAATGAAATGATTTGGGCGTTTGAGCAGAAAGTTGATCCTGATGAAGGCCGCTCAAACTATTATGACCCATATAAGCCAAATGAAAAAATTACTTATGTATATACAGTTGAACATAAAACAAAAGAAGAAGAAGAAAACTATAAAGAGTTTTATCGCAATATGGGTAAATTCAACAGAACTAAATACAAGAAATACATGGAACGCAAGCAGAAAGCATTTATGCTTTTCGGCAAATATTTTGAGGCATTGTGGGACTAATGGAAAGAGACACAGAAGATTATATCATGCAACTTGAAAAAAGATTAGTCTTACTTGAAGGGCGTGTAGCCATGCTTGAAGCGAGACTTGCTGGTGTGACTCCTGTACCTACTAGACCTGTTACACCAACATTGCAACAGAATTGCCCCGTATGCGGTGTAACATTCATCGACTCTCTCGGCAGACTTATTCCATTAGGTTATGCATGTGGTCGTCTAAATTGTCCAACGACTGCAAAAGTTACAGGATTAAAAAACTACGAAACTGTATGGGCTGATAATACAACACCCGATTTAGAACCACATTTGAAATCAATTGATATTCAATGGAATATCGGTGGTAGCACAACATCATACACTTGGGATCCTATTAAGCAGGGTAATAATAAGATATGATACAGTGTAATACCTGTAAAAAAGAATACACCGCTATATGGGAAGTATTTGAAGGCAGTAAAACTCAAGCCTTCGGTTGTGCATCTGAAATATATAGTATAGAAGGCGACCACTATCTTGTTGGTCATTACGGTTCTAGAGTGGCTGATATGCGTAGATACTTCGTTAGAGATGATGCCTATTTTTCCCTCGGTATCATTTGTGATGAATGTATTACTAAATTGAACAATGAGGGAAAATTAGATTTGATTGAAGATGGAGTTTGGTCGTGAAAGTTATCAAGACTGAATTGAAACAACGAGCATTCGATAGCAAGTGGCAACTTCTTGGTTTGATTATGGACCACGATAATGCTTACACATACACCACAGAAAGTGGTGCAAAGGTCTCTCTCGTTCCTGAGAAGTGGATTACTTTAGGCGTTTATGATTATCTCATGGAGATTGAAGATGACTGATAACATTCATATTTTGAAACTTGTCACTGGCGAAGAAATTCTCGCTGAGATTGTGTCAAGTGTAATTGGTGGTGATATCATCATCAAGAATCCTGTTCGCATTGTTGTAATACCTAATAAATTAGATCCTAAGACACCTAATGTTGGGTTTGCTCCATGGATGGAATTTTCTGTTCAGAAGAATATCACGATTGACAGCAGACATATCATTGCAAAAGCTGAACCAATCAAAGAGTTCATTGAACAATACAATATGATGTTCTCAAATATTGTTGTGCCTCAGAACAAACTTATTTTACCATCGTAAATCTTATTTACTTTCTCTCATAGTTGTGCTATTATGTATTTCCAATCAAACAGTAGGTATGGAAATTGTCCGCATTTTATACAAACGTCCAAGTTTATGGTTCAAGAATTTTGTATCGTGGTATTGCAGGCGGCTACATGACAGGCACACACGAGAAGAAAAGAATAGATTATAATCCAACTCTGTATGTAAACTCTAAGAAGCCAACAAACTTCACAACAATTCATGGCGAGTATGTTTCTGAGATTAAACCAGGAAACATCAAAGATACTAGAGATTTTGTTAATCAATACGAAGGCGTAGAAGGTTTCAATATCTATGGTAATCTTCGCCATGAATACAGTTTCATATCTGAAAACTTTTCAGATGATATCGATTGGGACATTACAAAAATCAATGTTGCAAACATCGATATCGAAGTTGGTAGCGAGAATGGTTTTCCTGAACCAGACCGTGCAGATGAACCTATCACAGCTATCACTGTAAAGACTCGTAAGGGTTTTACAGTGTTTGGTTGTGGCATATTTCAAAACGACAGAAACGATGTGACTTATTATAAGTGTCGTGATGAGATAGACCTCATCAAGAGATTTATTGATGAATGGTCTGGCAATAGCAATTATCCAGATATCATTACAGGTTGGAACGTAAAACTTTTCGATATTCCATATCTTGTCAATCGCATCACAAAACTTCTTGGCGAACAAGAAGCGAAGAGACTTTCGCCTTGGGGTGTTATCAATGAACGTAATGTCAATCTTGATATGGGGCGTCAGTTCAAAACATATAATCTACTTGGTATTTCGATGCTAGATTATATCGACCTATACAAAAAGTATGCACCAGAAGGCAAGTCTCAAGAATCATATAAACTCGACAGCATCGGTGCGGCTGAAGGTGTTGGACGTAAGCTGTCATATGATGAACACGAAAATCTGCACCAGTTGTATAAACTCGATTATCAGAAGTTTATTGAGTATAACATTCGTGACGTTGAACTTGTTGAATTTCTAGATGATAAACTTAAGCTGATTGAATTGGTTCTTACTCTTGCATATGACAGCAAGACAAACTATGAAGATGCTTTCACACAGGTTCGCATGTGGGATATTCTTATCTTCAATGAACTTAAGAAACGCAATATCGTAATTCCTCAAAACAGCAAGAACAGAAAAGACAGTATGTTTGAGGGCGCATTTGTCAAAGACCCTCTTATTGGTATGCATAACTGGGTTGCATCATTTGACTTGAACTCTCTGTATCCACATTTGATTATGCAATACAACATTTCACCTGAAACTTTCTTGGAACCAGAAAACTATGACGATACTCACAATTCTATTATCCATAATCGGGTCTCTGTTGATAGCTTACTTGCTAGGCGGAATGATTTATCGGGGCTGAAAGACCACACACTGACACCAAACGGGCAGTTCTTCTCTACAAAGAAACAGGGCTTTCTTCCTAAAATGATGGAAGATATGTATAATGACCGTTCTGCATATAAGAAGAAAGCGATTGCAGCCAAGAAAGAACTTGAAACTGAAACAGATCCAGATAAGAGATTTGAGATTGAAAAACGTATTTCACGATATAACAACCTTCAACTCGCTAAGAAAGTTTGTTTGAACTCAGCTTACGGTGCTTTGGGTAATGAGTTCTTTCGTTTCTTTGATATTCGTCATGCAACAGCAATCACAACAGCCGGTCAGTTATCCATTCGTTGGATTGAAAAACACATGAACGAGTATCTAAATAAGATACTGAAAACTGAAAACGAGGATTACGTAATTGCGTGTGATACTGATTCGATGTACCTTACTCTTGATAAACTGGTCAACAAGACTATTGTTGCTCAGAATCCCGATGCTGACACAAAACAAATTATCGCCTACCTTGACAAGGTCTGTGAGCATAAGTTGCAACAAGTTATTGACGAAAGTTACCAATCTCTTGCTGGATATGTTAATGCTTTTACTCAAAAAATGATAATGAAGCGTGAAGCCTTGGCTGACAAAGCAATTTGGACAGCTAAGAAACGCTATATCATGAACGTGTATAATAACGAAGGTGTTGAGTATGCAAAACCAAAAATTAAAGTTATGGGTCTTGAAATGGTCAAATCATCAACACCCGCGGCTTGTCGCATCAAACTTAAAGAGTCTATCGATGTTATCTTTAACGGAATGGAAGCCGATGTTATCAAGTTCATCGACGACTTTCGTGTAGAGTTCTCACAACTTCCAGCAGAAGAAATCTCGTTCCCTCGTGGTGTGAATGGGCTAGATAAGTTTGGAGATTCTAAAACTGTTTTTGGTAAAGGCACACCTATTCATGTGAGAGGTGCTTTGCTCTATAACAATCTTCTCAAGATGAAGAAACTTTCAAAGAAATATCAAGCTATCAAAGAAGGTGAGAAGATTAAGTTTTTGTATCTCAAAGAGCCTAATACAATTCAATCGAACATCATATCTTTTCCAAACGCTTTGCCAAAAGAGTTTGATTTGCACCAATACATCGACCATAATACACAATTCGACAAATCGTTTCTAGAACCGTTGAAAATCATTCTTGATAGTATTGGTTGGAAAACAGAACATGTAAATTCACTGGAATCTTTTTTCTCGTAACATATATACTCATGCCAAGGAGATTCTTGGTAATCACATAATAAGGAGAATCTTATGTCTAATATGTTTAATAATCTGTTGAAGGAAACAGGTAATGAATACGCAGGAATTGTTGAGGACGGTATTGAAGCTGGTGACGTTACGGGCTTTATTGGTACCGGTTCTTATTCTCTCAATGCTCTGCTTAGTGGTAGCATCTACGGCGGTATACCTGCAAATAAAGTCACAGCACTTGCAGGTGAGCCAAGCACAGGTAAAACCTTCTACGCAATCAATATCGTCAGACAATTCCTCAGAGACAACGCAAACGGATTTGTGTTCTACTTCGAATCCGAATCAGCAATCTCGAAACAAATGCTTACAGACAGGGACGTTGATACAAAGCGAGTGGCTATTGTCCCTGTTGCTACTATACAAGAATTTCGCACACAAGCAGTAAAAATTCTTGACAAATATCTTGAGGGTAAAGATGATAGACCTCCAATGATGTTTGTTCTTGATTCTCTCGGCAATCTTTCAACCGATAAAGAAATGGCAGATATTGCGGATGGTAAAGATACCCGTGATATGACACGAGCGCAATTAGTTCGTGGTGCATTTCGTGTTCTCACTCTTAAACTTGGTAAAGCTAAAGTTCCTCTCATTGTAACCAATCACGTTTATGATGTTGTTGGCGCATATGTTCCTACAAAGAAGATGGGTGGCGGTTCTGGGCTTGAATATGCCGCATCAACAATTCTGTTTCTTTCAAAGAAGAAAGACAAGCAACTTGATGATGATGATGGGCGCACAGGTGCAGTCATTACAGCACATACCAAGAAAGCTCGTCTGACAATCGAAGATAAGAAAGTTGAAACATGGTTGAACTATGCAGAAGGTCTAGACCAATATTATGGTTTGTTAGATTTGGCTGAGAAGTTCGGCATCATCAAGAAAGTCTCTACTCGTTATGAATTTCCTACTGGTGAAAAAGCCTTTGAGAGTCAAATCAAGAAAACACCTGAAAAGTATTTCACTCAAGATGTTCTTGATGCCATTGACGAAGCGTGTAAGAAAGAATTTCTCTACGGTAAATCAAATGTAGCAGATGAAGAAGTGGAGGATGAAGAATGATTTTAGGTGAAGATTTTAAATTTCGTGATGACATGAAAGAAGATACGGTACCCATCGAAATGTTGACAGGACCGTATAAAGGCGTTATACTAAGATACACTACAGTTGCTATTCAGGAACAAGAAAACGGTTCTGCTAAACTGAAATTTGATTATGAGTTATATGAAACTGGCGAACACACTATGGTCGGTCTCAGAAAAGATGAACGATTTCAGCAACACGCCGGTCTTATATTGAATGCAATGATACTTGAATCTATAGAGGCACCTGATAATGAACTTAGAAAAGACGATCCTGAAGAATTTGTTGAAGAATGAAAACTTTGTTCGCAAAGTTCTTCCCTTTCTAAAGGATGAGTATTTCACATCAGAAGAAGATAGAGTCCTGTACCGCGAGGTGCGGGACTTTATTCTCAAATACAATAAACCACCCACATTCGATGCACTTGAAATCGAAGTCGATAATCTTGCAATTAAAGATGACCAAATAAAAGTCATCAAGCAAACAATCACAGACTTAAAGAATGATAATGTAGATACCAACATCGATTGGCTTACTGACAACACTGAAAAGTTCTGTCAAGAGAAAGCCATCTATCATGCCATCATGAAATCTATTGAAGTGATGAATGATAAGAATAATACTGGTGGTCTGACAAAGGGTGCTATTCCAAAGTTATTGTCCGATGCACTATCTGTATCATTTGACCCAAATGTTGGGCATGACTATCTTGAACAGTATGAAGATAGATATGAGTATTATCACAGAGTTCAAGAAAAGATTCCATTTGATTTGAAATTCTTTAATAAGATTACAAACAATGGTCTACCTAAAAAGACACTGAACATCGCTCTTGCTGGCACTGGTGTCGGTAAGTCTTTGTTCATGTGTCATATGGCAGCCGCTTGTCTCAATCAAGGCAAGAATGTTTTGTATATAACTCTTGAATTAGCCGAAGAAGAAGTTGCAAAGCGTATCGATGCCAATCTTATGAACATTACATTTGATGACTTGATGCAATTGCCTAAGATGATGTATGAAAAGAAAGCAGAAACAATCAAATCTAAGACTAATGGCAAACTGATTATCAAAGAATATCCTACTGCTGGTGCATCTGCAATCCACTTCAAATCTTTGTTGAATGAATTGAGTTTGAAGAGGTCATTCAAGCCAGATATTATCTTTATCGATTATCTGAATATCTGTATGTCATCTCGTGTGAAACAGGGCGGTTCTGTTAATTCATATACCTATATCAAATCTATTGCAGAAGAACTTCGTGGTTTGGCAGTTGAGTTTGAAGTGCCACTTGTTTCTGCTACACAGACAACAAGAAGTGGTTATTCTAACTCAGATGTTGATTTGACAGATACATCTGAATCGTTTGGTTTGCCTGCAACAGCCGACTTTATGTTTGCTTTGATATCGACCGAACAACTTGAAGATTTGGGTCAGCTTATGATTAAACAGTTGAAGAATCGTTATAATGATCCGACAACAAACAAAAGATTTGTTATTGGTATTGATAGAGCAAAGATGAAGTTATTTGATGTTGAACAATCAGCACAGGATGATTTGATTGATAGTGGGCAACCATCACAGATAAAACCAATGAACGGTTTCAATAAAAGTAAAACAGATAAGTTCAAACAATTGAAGGTGTCGTGATGAAAACATATTGCTATCATGAATATTCAGAAGAAACAAACTATAATATTGTTACAGAAAAAACTGAAAAAGAAATATTTGATGATTATTGGAACCACTGGTATGCAAGAATGATTACCAAATATGGTGAAGGCGACGAATTGATTACCGAGCAAAATTGTATTTACGATTGGTGCGTGACTCATGGTGCATGGGAGAAAAAGAATGCTTGAAGTTTTTGAGAAACATTTAGCAGACATTGAAATATCCAAGAGATTTGAAAAGGCTAAAACAAAAGAAGAAAAGATTGCAGCCTGCACAAAGTATCTTGAAGATAATGATTTTGAAGTTAGAATAAGAGGGCAATACACACATTCTAATCCGGCTGAAAATGTTTATGGTAAGATTAGTGCTGGTGGATTATCTAATCATGGAACATTAACAATAGATGCGAATGTTATGCACAACCTTGTTATTGGCGGAATTTCTGGTACTACCATAGTTGACAATACATCGAAGATTGAATATCTAACAGCCAAAAAAAGAGTAACACAAGAAGAAATAGAAGATGTAAAAGATCCTTTAGATTTTAATTCACGAATTATTGAGGACCTAAGAGAATCAATTAAGAAAGAATTGGATTATAAGATGCGAAATAATCCAAAGTGTGTAATCAAAGATAAAGACTATTTGACTGGTGACGTTCTATATGCAATCAAAATTGGAGTTGTTCAATGAAGTATTCTTACATGGCTATTCAAACAGAAGATAATGATTTTCGTTGGGTGGTTCACGAAACGTCAACTGACCAGATTATCGATACATTCATATTCGAAGATGAAGCACAAGAGTATTGTGAGTTCTTGGAAGAGGGTGGTGCGTTTAATGGATTTACGCCTGCATTCATGCTCAATAAAGTTGAGATACCAATGGACATTAATGATATGTTTCAGTTTGAAATAGCAACTGACTTAGCGTAAGATTTCAATCACATCTATAAGACTATATTCTCGTGGTGCAATGCATTCCGCGCATAGGTGGGTTGCGAAAAAAACTCTTGTAATCCGTACCTACCTATACTATATTATATGTATAGAGAAGAGAGGAATGATTACGATGCGTAAAGAAGATTGGGGTTTCAAAGATTACATTGAGCAGTTATATGCCCTCAGTGAAATTATAGAAGTTCCTGGTATTCAAGAGGCTCGTGAAGTCTTAATCAAGGAACTTTTTCAGAAGTTTCCTGTTGAATGTGAAGCACTCGGTCTGAAAGGTAAGTAATATGGTCTTTACTGGTCAACCCAATTATGTTCGTCGTAAGTTGCGCGATTTACAAGGTCGTGGTTATGTGATTGTTCGTTCGCATAAGCACCCTGATGGGTCTGAAACATTCGTTATGGAATACGTAGGGAGAAAGTAATATGACGGTCGCTGAACAGCAGATGTATGGTATGTCGGTTGATGATATACAAAATCAGTTTGATTGGATGATACGTGGAATGGGTCATGCAATGACCGCAGTATCGGTCTTGTCAGATGCTCAAGAAGTTATGGCACGTGATCCTGAACGGGCACGTAAGTTTGTCAATATAGCCAAGTTCATTATGATTGAACAGATGAAACAACAGCAGAAGGCTGCATAATATGACATACAATCAAATCAGTGACGCTCTAATTTTTCTAGAGAAAAACTGGTGTGTGGCATGTGAAAATAAAGAATATGGTTTGGCAGATGCTCTTTGGGAAAAGATAGTCAAACTTAGTAATATTCTGTATGAGATTGAGGAAAATATTAAATGAACGGTGTAATAGCATCTATTGTCGTTATCGTAATGTCGGCCCTCATCCTATTTGCCCTTCGGGATGATGGCAGTATGCAAGAATGTATGAAGGTTTATTCAGAGGCGACTTGTTACCACACTTTGGCACGCTAAATATATGTGGTGAACTATTCGCTTATGGAAACAGAAGGAATAGCACATGAAGATTAGCGTTCGCGGTCAAAACGAAAAGTTGACAAAAGCAGAAATCAGAGACTATATAGAGTTTCTGTCCGATATGCTTATGTCACCCCGTCTCGTCAAGTTGCTAAAGATTAATATCAAGTGTGCGCCTTTGAAAAAAGTCAAGGGCTTCTGCATGTCCGTTGATGATGGATATAATGTAAAACCTCGTGAGTTTCTGATTGAGTTGGACACAAAGCAGTCAAAGGCCAGCCAGTTGAAAACACTAGCTCACGAAATGGTGCATGTTAAGCAATATGCAAAGGGTGAGTTGGCTGATTTGAGCCGTCAAAATAAAGTCAGGTTCAATGAAAAGAAGTATAGCGCCAACAGCTTCTATTGGCTTCAACCATGGGAAATCGAAGCGTATGGTTACGAATACGGCCTTTATCGTATGTATCGTGGCATCAAGAATTGGAAGCAGAATAAAAAGAAGTTTGCAGAAAAATATATTCTGTCTTGACAAATTGCCTGTTTGAGTATAATATATAGATAATGTCAGTGAGGTATGATTATGCAGGATAAAGTCAGTTTAGTTCTCAATATCTTTTGGTATGCGAGTGTCGCATTCTTCATATATTTGGTTTTCTCATCGCTCTATGCCGCTGGTGTAGAATATGAGCGATTAGCAGGTCTTAAGGAAGTGTGTGAGGTGCAAGGTGGTCAGTTTTTTGCTGGTCAGTATGGTACTCATGTTTGCTTTCCTGAAAAGATGTTCAAGTAAGGTCTCATAGTTCAACTGGATAGAGCATCCGCCTTCTAAGCGGGTTGTTGCAGGTTCGAATCCTGCTGAGACCGCCAGTCCCCTTGGCGTAATAGGTAGCCGCGACGGGCTTAAAACTCGTTTCTTCGGAGTGCCAGTTCGAGTCTGGCAGGGGACACCAAGTTTCGGAGGTGTAGCCAAGTGGTTAAGGCCCGCCGCTCATAACGGTGTTACCGCAGGTTCGAATCCTGCCGCCTCTACCAAAACTGGAGTATATGATGTTTCGTATTCTGCTTGTGTTGTCTCTATTGATGACATATGGATATGTTAGATTGAATATGCTTAACAATCAGAAATCATTTTCTGATTATGACTTGGTAGAAATATATGCATTAGGTATTATCATGCCTATCATTGCATATCCTTTTCTACCAGAAGTTGCTAAAGAACATATAGGACTGATGACAGCAAATGGTAAAAATCAAATCGGCAACGGTAGTTTTTTTCTCAATTCAAAAGTTGTTAGTTCCGCTGTAAAACAATCTTGTTCGACAGGTAGCAATATAAAGTTAAAATGGACGCTTGACAAATATCAATTGAATAACTATACTGAGGCCAGAGTTGCTTTGGCATTAAATGATGGGACAGTGACTTGCACGAATAATAAACCCACTATAACAATCAATGTTGATTATCCTAAAAAAGCCAGAGCGGTCTTGTTGAGATATAGAAATATACCTGTTCTTGAAGTTGAAGAAGGTTTGTTTAATATCTTGGAAGAAAAAGGCTGGTATAAACCTTACAAATATATCTACGAGTTATAAAATGTCCGATTGGGGAAGTGAAGTTGAGAAAGAACGTAAGCGGAGAATATCCATTTCTCTTTATGCTTATGCTTATGAATATGAAAACGATAGTCTTGTTGATGATGCGACCTTTGATGAGTTATCACGACAGATTAATCCGAATATGAAAACTGGACACGATGTATTAGATAAGTTCTTTGCAGAAGAGTTCGAACCCGACACAGGTATGTGGATACGAAAGCATCCTGACTTACACGGTGTAAAGTTTCTATATGAAGCATACAGAACAGGGCAGTGGTTGAAATATACATTGAAAAAAATATCTAAACCACTTGACAATTCCCGATGAATGTGTTATAAATAGAATACAATAAAGAGGAAAACAAATGACGACTTCGTGCCTTTATAATATTAGTGAGCCTAAAACACAACGTCACCCATCATGGGCGGGCGATGTGTGGGGTTTTGTGACGATGTAACACGAAGTTACATTTTAAGTTTACAAAACCTCGAAGCGAAAGTTTCGGGGTTTCTTTTTGGCTGATTGACATTGTTGGTTCCTTATTCGGGGAGTAGCGCAGTCTGGTAGCGTGGCTGATTTGGAGTCAGTAGGTCGCAGGTTCGAATCCTGTCTCCCCGACCAAGTTAAGATAAGACGGTAGTGATATGCGAAATCACAAGAACATTCCGGTAATCGCATGCCGGCATTAAGTATCTCACATAAATCTGAGAGCGTCTTATCTTATTAGTTCGGGCCTTTGATGATAGTGGTAGCATGTCGCCCTTGCACGGCGAAAGCCAGAGTTCGATTCTCTGAAGGTCCACCAAGTGTGATTGTAGGTGACTCGTTGTGGAACCTTCAAAGAATTTTTGAGTTGATGGGTTGTAGGTGACCTGAGTGCGCTAGGGAACCTTCACTAATTCAATGTGAATGTGACCCGAGTGGCAAAGGGTAGGGGCTGTAAACCCCTCGTCTATGACTTCGTAGGTTCGAGTCCTACCGTTCACACCATTTTTATTGTCCTATAGCTCAATGGGAGAGCAATCGCCTGATAAGCGGTAGACCTTGGATCGTAACCAAGTAGGACAACCAGAAAAAATACTCTTTCGATTATAAATAGGTGATAACCGATAATCTAAGGAGTAAAGAATGCCTAATTATGAAAGAATAAAAGAATGGCGCAAAAACACAAAAATCAAACTCGTTGAAGGATTTGGTTCAAAGTGTGCTTGTTGTGGTATAGAAGATGATGCTATCATCTATGATTTTCATCATCTAGAAGGAAAAGATTTTGGAATAGCATCTAAAATAACAAAATGGGAAAAATTGGTAGCCGAAGCAAAAAAATGCGTGTTACTATGTTCTCATTGTCACAGAAAAGTTCATTTCCGCAATTTGGAAATTACAAATCCAGTACCATTCAATGAAGATTTAATTCAACACCAAAAAAATAACAGGCACGGTTTTATTTCAAAATAATGCCAACCATTTTATTGGGGAATCGTCTAACAGGTAGGACATCTGACTTTGACTCAGCGAACGGTGGTTCGAATCCATCTTCCCCAGCCAATATGGACCCATAGCTCAATAGGTAGAGCAAGCGGCTTTTAACCGAGAGGTTACAGGTTCAAATCCTGTTGGGTCTACCAATTTATGGAGAAGCGAAATGAATGATAGTTTTAAAGAAGTCCTTGATGCACTAAGAGAAGCATATGCAGAAGCAGATAAAGAAATGAAACAGTTAGCAGATGAATGTCCTAATGATGTAAAGATTGCTGTTACTGCATGGGCTATCAAACATATTGTCGACCATGCACAAGAAGGTGGTTCTTTTCGCACATTGATTTATGACCGTTTTGGTTTTGGGCCAGAAGCATATGTACCACTTTATTCTGCTGGCGGTATGACTATCACAAATGAATTTGATATTGAACAAATGGATGAAGTTAAGCGTATCGTAAAAGAAAATAAAATTGAAGCATTGAAAAAAGTTCTTTCTATGTGTGATGAACCCGAATGTTTCAATCAAGTTTCTTGTGGTTGGCCCACAGAAGATGGTGGTTATCGTAATACATGCAGCCATCATTATCATGGAAGATTAGTTAAGGACCGTTAGCTCAGTTGGTAGAGCAGGAGACTCTTAATCTCTTTGTCGGGGGTTCGAATCCCTCAGACGGTACCAAATAAATAGAAAACTATCAGTGTGGTGTAACGGTAGCACAAAGGTCTCCAAAACCTTTTGTCTGGGTTCGAATCCTAGCACTGATGCCATGAAATGAAGATATTTGTAAAGTTGAAATAAAAAGACTTGACAAATATGCGAATAAGTAGTAATATATAAACATGATGAGAAAGCGTCCTTCGGTATCATTCGCTCACTTTTTATACCCTAGGCTAATAGAGCATTGCTCCGCTTCTCATCATACGAAATTATTCCGTGGTGGCGCAGTGGTAGCGCAGTTGACTGTTAATCAATTGGTCGCTGGTTCGAATCCAGCCCACGGAGCCAATATATGATTCTCACGCCTCTCGTAGAAGCGCAACAGAGAATCGTAACATCGTTGAAAATTTGTAAATTATAAATAGAAGTATATGTAGTTTACAAAAGAGTTTATAATGGATTATAAAAAGCACTATGAATTATTGGTCATAAGAGCCAAATTTAGAAATATATCTGAGTATGCTGAGTCGCATCATATCATACCAAGATGTTTAGGTGGTGACGATAGTTCTGATAATTTAGTTGATTTAACACCTGAAGAACATTATTTGGCCCATCAGTTATTGGTCAAAATGTATCCAGACAATAAAAAACTGATACATGCGGCAATGATGATGATTCCTAAAAGACCGTCAAATAAACTATATGGATGGTTGAGAAGAAAGTTTTCGGCCATGCGAAGTGAGGATCAAAAAAATATAAATCTTGGTTCTAGATGGATACATAATAAAGACTTAAAGAAGAATAAGAAAATAAAAAAAATCGAATCTTTACCTGAAGGTTGGAAAGAAGGTCGAATACAAAATTTTGAATTGTATAATGTGAAATGTAAAACTTGCGGTTCAACTTTTGAAAGAAAAAAATTAGAGATATACTGTTCTGATATATGTAAAAAGAATGATAAGAATGGAAACATAAAAAAGATTGATGAAAATCTTGAAGATATGATTATATATTATCAGAATATCAAATCTATAGACAAGACACTGAAACATTTTGGTTTAGTAGGAGTTAGAGCTGGTAATGGTTACTTTTCCAGAATACTGAAAGAGAGAAACATTCCTGTTCGAAAAAGAAGAAATAGCATTTAGCTGGATTGGCACAGTGGCGACTGCACCGCTTTTGTAAGGCGGGATACAAACATCGGGAGTTCGAGTCTCTCATCCAGCACCAGTTTATGGAGGTATGCGAGCAAGGTGCTCAAAGGCTCTTGAAAAGCCTGCCACCGCAAGGTTGATGGTTCGATTCCTTGTACCTCCGCCAATTTGCCCAAGTAGTTCATTGATAGAACGAATGTCTCATAAGCATTAGGTAGATGGTTTGATTCCATCCTTGGGCACCATACAGATTATAAATACATGCATGAAGCAATATAAAACAGTATTCATATCAGACGTTCATTTAGGAACAAAAATGTCTCAGGCCAATTTATTGCTTGAGTTTCTAAAATCATTTGAATGTGAAAAACTGTATCTTGTTGGTGATATCATAGACGGCTGGTCACTCGGTCGTTCTTTTTATTGGCCTCAAGACCATAATGATGTAATACAAAAGTTTCTACGCCGCGCCCGTAAAAATACTCGTGTCATTTATATTCCAGGCAATCACGATGAATTTTTACGAGCATTCGGTGAACACCAATTTGGGAATGTCGAATTACTTAGAAACGACACCCACATTGGTGTTGACGGCAAAAAATATATCGTCATGCATGGGGACGAGTTTGATGCCGTCATTAATAATATAAAATGGCTCAGCCATCTTGGTGCATGGGCATATGATGTGTCAATAAGTCTCAACATAATCGTATCAAAGATAAGGTCTTGGTTTGGACTACCTTACTGGTCAGTCAGTGCATGGTTAAAGTATAAAGTCAAAGAAGCAGTTAACTTTATAGGCAACTATGAACAAAATCTATCAGCTTATGCTAAATCTAAAGAGGCGAATGGAATTATTTGTGGTCATATACATCATGCCAATATACGCAAGATTGATGATGTGGTTTATATGAATTGTGGTGATTGGGTTGAATCTTGCACCGCACTAGTAGAACATCTAGACGGTACATGGGAAATAATAGTATGGAAAAACCAACAAAACTCTGCATCGTAACAGATGCATGGTTTCCTCAAATTAATGGTGTAGTAACAACTCTTGATAATATTGTCAAGCAAGCCAAAATCGATGGTTGGGAAGTTCTTGTTATACACCCATTGCTCTTCAAAACAATATCAGCACCAAAATATCCAGAAATCTTTCTTGCAATACCTTTTGGTATGATTAAGATGATTCGTGATTTTAATCCAGACCATCTTCATGTTGCGACAGAAGGACCACTCGGTCTGTTAGCAAGAATAGCATTCAGAAAAGAAGTTTATACAACTGCATATCATACTCAGTGGGATGATATTGCAAAAGATATATTACATATTCCAAAATGGATAACAAGAGCATATGTTCGTTGGTTTCACGAGCATGGTCAAGTTATGGTTACAACAAAATCTATTGCAGATTATCTAATCAAGATTGGTGTTAAAGCAGAGATAAAATATCTGTCTCGTGGTGTAAATGTGGAAAAGATAATCGACCATAATACACATATCAAAAGAAGTGACAAACCTGTTCTGCTATCTGTTGGTCGAGTGTCGAAAGAAAAAAATCTTGAAGCATTCTGTGAGTTAGACCATACAAAGTTTGATTTGGTTCTTGTTGGTGATGGGCCAATACTAGAAGATTTGAAAAAGAAATATCCGCATGTAAGATTTACAGGTGCATTACATGGGCAGAAGTTAGCAAAAGAGTATCATAAAGCAGATTGTTTTGTCTTTACAAGCAGAAAAGATACATATGGTCTTGTCATCATAGAAGCGTTATGCAACGGAACTCCTGTAGCCGCTTATCCTGTTCAAGGTCCAATAGATATCATTGATGATAATTTTGGTGCTGTGGATGACAACATATATAAAGCTATACAGAAAGCACTCTTGACAGACCGTGAAAAGTGCGCTAGTATAGCCAAAGATAAATTCAACTGGCGTTCGGTTTGGAAACAATTCAAGTCTAATCTTGTTGATTATGCGGAGGTAGCTCAGTGGTAGAGTCCTTGCTTGCCAAGCAAGTTGTCGTGGGTTCGAATCCCATCTTCCGCTCCAGTAATACGGGCGATTAGCACAGCGGTAGTTGCTCCTGCTTTACACGCAGGATGTCGGGAGTTCGAATCTCTCATCGCCTACCAATATTGCGCTGGTGATGGAATTGGTATACATATTAGTCTTAGAAACTAAGTTTTGGGAGTTCGAGTCTCCCCTAGCGCACCATTTATTATGAGGAAACTAACAATGAAAAATAAGATTATAGGCTTCACATGTTCTACATTCGATTTGTTCCATGCAGGGCATGTTGCAATGTTAGAAGAAGCCAAGAATCAATGCGATTGGTTGATTGTAGGTATTCAAACGGATCCTTCAATTGACCGTCCAGATAAAAACAAACCTGTGCAAAATATCATTGAAAGACAGTTACAGGTTCGTGCATGTAAGTATGTTGATGAGATTATAATATATAATACTGAAGGTGAACTATTTGATTTGCTTTGTATGTTGCCGATAGACATTCGTATCTTAGGTGCTGAATACAAAGACAAGCCATTTACAGGGCATCATCTAAAAAGTATGGAATATTATTTCAACAAACGTGACCATGGTTATAGTTCCTCAGAATTACGAAAGCGCATTGAACATGCAAAGAAAAAAGATAGACCTTGATGAAGTCAAATCATTCATTCAATCTCAATCCCCATCAACTCGAATCTATATCGGCGGCGACTCGGAACGCCTCTGTATTGATGGCGTATGGCATGCTGATTATACCAATGTCGTTGTTGTCCACATTGATGGTAACCGCGGCTGTCGCGTCTTTGGCGAAGTGATACGTGAAAGAGACTATGACCAGCAAAAAGATAAGCCTCGTATGCGACTGATGAATGAAGTGATGAAAACTGCACAACTCTATCTAGATTTAGCTGATGTTCTTGAAGATAGAGAAGTAGAAATCCATCTTGATATTAATCCAAATCAAAAGCATGGTTCATCTTGTGTAATACAGGAAGCAACTGGTTATATTCGTGGTATGTGTAATGTTGTGCCTATGGTCAAGCCAGATGCATGGGCAGCTTCGTATTGTGCAGACAGATTAAAAGATATTATCTCAAGGAGAGTAGCATGAACTTATTAATCACATTATTTAATAGATGGACAGCATGGCTTCGAAAAGATTCGAGACTTGTCATTCGTAACAATCCAGATTGGCCAGATTCAACAATCTATAGTGTTCGTATGGCAACACCAGATCCGCAGACTAAGACTTCATCGACAATCGACAAGAATACAGATGTAAGAAACTTCCCAGAATTGACTGGTGCTGATGATGTTAGCTTTAGCCTTGACTGGCTTCA